ATGGCGATGACCGTCGCGGACCTTCTGGCCAAGACCCTGGCCTCGGCCGGGGTGAAGCGCATCTGGGGCGTCACGGGCGACAGCCTGAACGGCCTGAACGACAGCCTGCGCCGCTTCGACCAGATCGAATGGATGCACGTCCGCCACGAGGAGACGGCCGCCTTCGCCGCCGGCGCCGAGGCCGCTGTCACGGGCCAGCTGGCCGTCTGCGCCGGCAGCTGCGGGCCGGGCAACCTGCATCTGATCAACGGCCTGTTCGACTGTCATCGCAACCGGGTTCCGGTCCTGGCCATCGCCGCCCACATCCCCTCGTCCGAGATCGGCCTGGGCTATTTCCAGGAGACCCATCCGCAGGAGCTGTTCCGCGAATGCAGCGACTTCTGCGAACTGGTGTCCAACCCGGCCCAGATCCCCGGCGTCCTGGCCCGCGCCCTGAACACGGCGGTCGGCAAGGGCGGGGTGGCGGTGATCGTCCTGCCCGGCGACGTCGCCCTGGCCCGCGCGCCCGACGGCGCCTCGCCCGACTGGTCCGCCCCCGCCCGGCCGCGCATCAGCCCCGCGCTCAACGACGTGACCCAGGCGGCCCAGTTGCTGAACGGCGCCGACAAGGCAGCCATCCTGGCTGGCAGCGGCTGCGCGGGCGCCCACGACCAGGTTCTGGCCCTGGCCGAGGCGCTTCAGGCCCCGGTCGTCCACGCCCTGCGCGGCAAGGAGCACGTCGAATGGGACAATCCCTATGACGTGGGCATGACCGGCCTGATCGGCTTCTCGTCCGGCTATCACGCCCTGATGAACTGCGACGCCCTGGTCATGCTGGGGACCGACTTCCCCTATCGCAACTTCTACCCCTCGGACGCCAGGATCATCCAGATCGACCGCGATCCGTCGGCGCTGGGCAAGCGCGCCCATCTGGCGCAAGGGATCGTCGGCGACGTGGCCGAGACCATCCCCGCCCTGATCCCGCACCTGAGGACGGATCGCTCGTCACGCTTCCTCCAGGCCGCCCGCAAACACTATGCCGAGGCGCGAAAGGGTCTGGACGAACTGGCCCGCCCCGCCCCCGCCGACCGGCCCATCCATCCGCAGTATCTGACCGCCGTGATCGACCGGCTGGCCGCCCAAGACGCCGTCTTCACCGCCGACGTGGGCACCCCGACCGTCTGGGCCGCCCGCTATCTGACAATGAACGGGCGCCGGCGCCTGTTAGGGTCGTTCAACCACGGCTCCATGGCCAATGCGATGCTGCAGGGCATCGGCGCCCAGGCCGCCGCGCCCGGCCGCCAGGTGATCTCCCTGTCCGGCGACGGCGGCTTCACCATGATGATGGGCGACTTCATCAGCCTGTCGCAGCTGGGCCTGCCGCTGAAGGTGGTGGTCTACAACAACGGCTCGCTGGGCTTCGTGGCCATGGAGATGAAGGCGGCCGGCTTCCTGGATGTCGGCACCGACCTGAAGAACCCCGACTTCGCCGCCATGGCCCGCGCCATGGGCGTCACCGCCTTCCGCGTCGAGGCGTCGGATCAGGTCGAGGATGCGGTGGCCCAGGCCCTGGCCCATCCCGGCCCCGCCCTGGTGGACGTCGTCACCGCCGGCCAGGAGCTGGTCATTCCGCCCAAGATCAAGAAGGAACAGGCCAAGGGCTTCAGCCTGTTCATGCTCAAGGCCATCATGAACGGCCGCGGCGACGAGGTTCTGGAGCTGGCGCGCACCAATCTGTGACCATCCGGCGGCGACTGGTGCGGGCGGCCGGGCTCGAACCGGCAAGGACTTGCGTCCGGCAGATTTTAAGTCTGGGAGGCCGTGAACGATTTCAACGCCTTGCCAGATTTGCGGCGCTGGCGCGGCGCTGTCAGCTAATCAGCCGCTCGCTGGCTTGCGCAATGGCGTCGTCTTCTTCCTCGTCGCGCCAAAGGTGACCGTAGGTGTCCATGGTCATCTTCAGTGTCGCGTGTCCGACCAGTTCCTGAACCTTCTTGGGCTTGGGCTGCGGCGCCTGGGCCAGCCAAAGGCTCACCGCCACATGGCGCAGCATGTGCGGCTTGAACGCGGCGTGTGGGCGGTTCTTGCCCTTGCTGTCAGGAAGCATGAGGACCAGCCCCGCCGAGCGCATCAGGGGCATCCAACCGTCCCGAATGAAGTCTTCGTAGCTCCAGACGCCGTCGCCGGTCTTCGGATTGGGGAACAGCCGGCCGGCGACCAGGCTTCGCTCACGCCTTCCGTTCACATGGTGGAAGGGCCGCGAGGGCCCGCGCTTCAGACGCCATGAACGGATAGCGAGCGCCGCTGCTTGACCGATCGGCACATCTCGTTTTCCCTTGCCCGTCTTTGGTGGGTCGAGGGTCTGATGCGTCCGGTCAAGACGCTCTCGAACCTTCAGGCGTCCCCCTGTGGTTTTGACGATGACCGCCTCGTCAGCGAGGCCCAACGCCTCCGAAATGCGAAGGCCGCCAAACATCAGGATCCTGATGATCGCAGTGTCGCGTTCAGCATTTTCGGATTCAGTCGCGGCCTTCATCAAGGCTGACAGATGCTCTTTCGGCGGAAGCTCGAAGGGTTCGCTTTCAGCATTCTCCCGGTCGCCTTCGACGGCGCAGGCCTGGGCAAGATTGGCGAGCAGCCAGCCGCGGCGCGCGCCGAACCGGCACCATGTGACGAAACATCCCCTAATCTGTCTCGCCAGATTGATCGACCCGCCCGCCTGGACGACGTCGTCGAGGAACGATTGGAAATCAGGCGTCCTCAGAGCGGAGAGCTTGGTCTTGGCGATCTTGTGAGGCCGGACGTGGGTGTCGAGGATCGACTGGTAGTTATCGACGGTCCCGGATCGCCGGGCCCCCGCTCTGACCAGTCCATGGAAGTTCGCGATGTGGGCTTCTGCGAGCTGCTCCAGCGTCATGCTGGACGATCCGCCCACCAGCCCGGCCGACACGCTGTTGAGCCAGACCTTCGCATCACCCTTCAGGTCGAAGTTCTTGGATTGCCGGGCGCCATCATGGCCGGTCCAGGTCGCGCGCCAGCTCACCTTTACGCTGCCGTCCTGGCGCGGGCGCTGCTTCACCTTCCTGATGTTGGCCATGCTGAAATCCTAGTCCGGGCGCATAGAGGCACGACTGAACGGCCGCGTCACCCGAAAGCCGTCACGCGGCCTGTGCATTGTTCGGTAGCGTCTCTGGGGCTTCCCACCATGCGTCCAACTCGTCGGTGAAAGCGTAGAGACCCACGCCGTCGCGTTTTCGGATCGGGCATGACCAGCCTTTTTCCCGCGCATGATAGACCCAGCGCTCGGGCCGGCCGAGGTATTCGGCAATGGCTGCGGCGCCTTCCAGACGGACCCGTGTGTCGTTTGCGGCGCTCATCCCTCCCCCTTCCCATTGCGGGCGAGGAAGGCGCGGATGCGGCGGAACATGCCAAAAGTTAGTGAGCGGCGGATTCCATCTGATCCAATCCATTCACCGCTGACGGTGCTGTCGTCGGACCACAGTCCGTCGTCCTCACCTAGATGACCGTCTAGGGTTTCCAGAAGTCCCCTCGCCTCCTTCAGTTCAGCGATCAGGTCGCCGAGCCCGTCAAACGCTGTCTGATCGTCCAGCAGCTTCCCCAGGTGCGTGATTGCCTCGTCCAGAGAGGTATAGCCCCACTCGACCAGGCGCGGCTCCAGTTCTCCGGTAATCCCGGAACACTGACCGCCCCCTTCTGGCAGCGGCGATGCGGGGGCGGCTAGAATCGCCTCAACGGCTAGGCGCGCATTATGTCCGGCAGATCGCGCCGGGTTGCCGTGAATGCGCTCCATGAGCAGATCGCGCACCTCTTCAAGCGCCGACACAGGCACCAGGCGCAGCGCATCGGTGGGGTGGGTCATTGGTCTGGCTCCGAGCAATCATCGCAGCGGGGAGAGCCGTCGTTCCATTCGTTGGCGACGCCCTCGCATTCCTCACACAGGAACCGCCAACCACTGTCCCACAGAGCTTTCTCCGGGACCGGACCGGGCGCGTAACAGTCAAAATGCGGCGCGCGGCGGCAACTGATGATCGCCTCCCACTCGGTGTCGAGTTCGTTCGCGCCCTCTCGACGGGCCGTTGCGCCATTGGTGGCAAAACGGACGCATCCGTGTTCGTCCATCTGGACGGAATAGGCTTTCAGGTTGCTCACGACTCTCCCCCTTCCTTCGCGGCGGTCGATTTCAGGGCGGCGAACGGGACTTTTTTGATGTCAACCGAGCATCGGTTCATGCCGCGAATAGGGTCCGTGGGGCTGGCAAACTGCCGATGGTAACCGCGCACGGCGTGATCCAAGTACCAGCGGATGCGGTCTTCGCTCACTTCCACGGATGAAGGCACGAAGACGCGCACCTCGTAATAATGGTCACGCTGGGCCATCTACTTCCCCTCCGATTTCAGGGCGGCGAGGCCAGCGTCGGTTATACGGTAGGCGTGGTAATCGTCTTTGCGGTCGATCCAGCCGCGCTCTACACCAGCCTTCAAAGTTGCCGGTTGGAAATCTCCGTAGGCTCGGGTCCAACAATAGATCGGCTCGCGAGGCCACCAATACCCGGTCGCAAACTCGGTTTTCTTGTCTTCCGAGGCCTTAAAACCGGCTGCACAAATGAGGCTTTGGCGATACTCCGCCAAAAACTCCAGAGCCGCTATCAGCCGTTGTTTCGCGCGACTCATTTCGGCGCTCCGATCTTGTCGAGAGCGGCCTGAGCGCCGACGTAGCCTTGCTCTGCATATCGCTCCAACGCCTCCACCGCGATCCGCACCCTGTCGGCATCAGCGGCGGGGGTCGGGGATGGGTGGGTGGCAAGATCATTTCCGAAAACATGGAGAGGCTTCACCTTCTCGAATGCGGCGTTGGCCTTTTCATAATACCAGCGTCCGGCCGCTCCGCTCGTCCCTGCCATGAAACAAATGACCTCATGCATCACGGCATAACCAGCGATCAGTTCCTTGATGGCCTGCTCCCGCTTCCCCGCCGCCCCTTCGTCCTGGGCCTCGGCTCGGGCTACTACGGGCGCTTCGACCAATGCCTTGATGCGATCAAAGTCCGTGCGGCGTATCAGAACGTGGTCAGGGTGGTGCGCGTCGCTGGTCTGGTAGTCGTCCAGCACGGCTTTGCAGGCCGTTCGCAGATCGTCGGATGGGGCCTCGGCTCGGGCGGGGGTGGTGGAGTTCGTGTTCTGGCAGGGGCAGTATTCGTCCGACCCCCTGCATCCACACTTTTTGGCCTGCTCGATCTGCCAAGCGGAGCGTGTTTCAGGCGCGGTCATAGATCATACTCCGAAGTCACGCCGGTCAAAGAAAACTCGTGGTTTAGGTGGTCCAGTTCGGCGCGCAGTTCTTCGATCTGATCCAGCGTTAAGGAAGGATCGCCACGCGCTTCATCGAGCACATTGCGTGCCGCTTCGATCTCCAAAGCGAGCGCACGAGCACGACGATAGTTAGGGCGAAGGACGCTGCTCATTGGCTTTCCTCCCCGCTGCTGTGCTGGCCTCCCGAGGCGAGGGGGCGGGCGGATAGGAGGGCGAGGATGCGTGACCCAAGTTCTTTCGGAATGGAAAGCGACTTTTTTCGTCTCGCGGCAATCTGGTAGTCCCACAACTCACGCGCCACGTCCTCCCTCGTCTCTCCGCTCGGTTGGGGGCGGATAGGAATAAGCGGACCGTCGACGGACGGCAGCATGTCCAAGACCCAGCCAAGTAGATCGGCGCGTGTCCGGTGATACGAAGCCGCCTGATGTTCATCCATCGGAAACGGAGCGTCGGCATGATCGGCACGCACCGCTTCGGCAAGTTTCGCTTCGACCATCTGACGGAAATGCTCTGTCTCCCGCTCCGACCCGCTCGCTTCGACCGGAGCGGTGGGGGCGAGGCCACAGAAGGTGCAGGCAGCGTTGAAGTCAGGCTTGAACGCGCCGCAAGCCTTGCACTCGCGGTTCACGTCATCCCCGCTCAGCGGGCCGGGTGTGGGGGCTTGGGTCGCGGTCATGCTGCTTGGTCCTTCAGTCGAAGAGGTTGAGTTGACCGCCCGAGGTCGGCGGCGAGAGAAGCCTCGAGAGTTCGCCACGCGAGCGCAGCAGCCAGGGACGAAACCCCGTTACCGCCTGCTCGCAGTCGGTCCACTCGCTGGGCCAGCCATGCATCCAGTCGACGAAGGACGGATTGAGCTTGCTCCGGGTCACCCGACCAGCCCACCTCCGCAGCTTCGCGAAGGATAAGGGCTTGGGCCACATGAGCGTCAGATACAGCCGGAGCGAGATGCGACGCGGATCCGATGATCTGGACCCATGCGGGATCGTTTGGACCGGGGGCAAAGAGAAGCCCCGCTCGGCCTTCCAATCCAGCATGTCCATGCGGCTCTTGCCGTCCGCTCTGGTAATCGCCGTCCCTGAACCTTTGTAGTCCCGAGCAGCCGGTGTCGGCCTGGCCGACACCGCAATCGCCTGCCCCGTCAGCAGTAGCTCCGACGATCGTTCCCCGCCCCGGCTCAGCCGACTGCCGGCCGTCACCGCGACCGAGGGCGTCTCCCATTGCGCCGCCTGTGACGGCAGAGGTGTCCCGCCTGCTCCGAAGCTCTGGTTCGGGCCGCCCTTCTCTCCGTCCGTTGCCCGAGGCGTGGACCAAGTTGCGATCGCGTGGTTGAGCGTGATGTTGGTCGTCGTGAAGTCCGCTCCCGGCGATCGAGCATGATCCATCACCGTCGCGGTCGGCCATGATGAAAAGGCGCTCGCGGAGGTGGCTGGCTCCGGCGCCGCGCGCTGAGAATATTCCAGCCGCAACGCGGTAACCCATTCCTTCCAGTGCCGGGACGATAGCCGCAAGCTGTCCGTCCGCGTTCCCAGGGACGTTCTCTCTGAAGACACGAGCAGGCCGAACTTCATCGATGATCCGGAAGACGTGATCGAGGAGCCATCGGTCGTCGTCTTTTCCGAGGCCCTTTCCGGCGACGCTGTTTGGCTGGCACGGGTCGCCCGAAGTGAGGCAATCCACGAGTCCACGCCAAGGCAGGCCGTCGAAGGTTGTGAGGTCAGACCAGATAGGAGCCGGGTGAAGGGACCCGTCCTGCATACGCGCGACCAACCGCGCGGCGGCAGGGACTTCCCTCTCCAGGTAGCAGACGCCGCGAGCGCCTGGTCGCGCGATGCGGACTCCAAGCTCGAGGCCTCCGACGCCGGCGCAGAGAGACATGAGGTTGTAGGGACGTGAAGCCACACTCAGACCTCCCCCTCATTTGCGGGGCTGTCTTCTCCGGTGGCGCGGGAAATGGCGGCGTCGCATTTGGAGCGGGCCAACTGGAGCGGAACTGCGTCCTCCGGCTCGCCGTCCCAATCGACGTAGTGCTGATGGAGGGCGTCGCGCGCTTCGATCAGAGCAGCCAGCAGATCAGGCGCGGCGGCGATCAGGCGGGCGTTGGCGTGTCGTTCGCCTTCTTGGTCCGTGTTGGGCCTGAAGATCAGCGCGACTATCTTGGATAAATCAGCACCGGGCGAGACATAGTGACCATCTGAAGTCACGACCCAAGGCCCCGGCGTATGTCCCTGCTTCTCCCCCATCAGAGGCGGGCCTCCGATTGGGCGCGGGGCTGTGACCTGAACCACGCCAAAGCGACTGCAAGATCACGCCTCAGGGTCGGCTCACCAGCAGGTGCTTCGCCCCGATATGCTCGGTACTGAAGGTTGCCTTTCAGATATTCTTCGAGGCGGTCAGCCGCTTGCATGGCCAGATCTTCACCCTCAGCCCCTTCCAGCTTCTCGATCAGCGATGTGATGGAATGGTCAGACATCAGGCGGCGTCTCCAAAAAGTTGAGGCGCGGCATCGGTCGAGAAGAGCGGGGTGTCCGCGCCTTCGACGTGCTTTAGGCGCCGGTGAATGTCCTCGACGTATTGGGCTTCGCGCTCGATGAGGACGCAGTCGAAGCCCTCGCGCAGGCAGGCCATGCCCGTGGAACCCGACCCGGCGAACGGGTCCAGCACCACGCCACCTGGGGGCGTCACCAAACGGCAGAGGTAGGCCATCAGGTCGATGGGTTTGACGGTCGGGTGCTTCGACCCGCAGCGGTCGGCGGCGTCGGCCTTGGAGCTGTAGAAGAACCGGGCGGCCGATCCGGCGTCACCTCGAGGGCTGAAGTGATCGCGAGCGCCGTAGTCGCCGTAGACGTTCACGCTAGGCCGGGCACCATGCTGCGGGCCTACTGCGCCCTGCTGACCGTTGCTCTGGGGAAACGCATCTGCCACCTCGACCGACCCATCGTGGATGACGTTGGCGGGCCAGCGACCTAGCGATCCGGCCTCAACCTTGTTCGTCTCGCCCTTTGCGCCCGTCTGCCATGGGCGATTGCCCGCCCCAAACCCGCCCGATCGATCGTCGGTGGCCTCAATCCGGCACCCGTCGATATTCAGCGCGCCCGTCCGGTGCGCCGCCAGGTTTGCCGCGATGGTCCCGATCATCGGGACGCGGGCGACCACGATCGGTTCGAAGGCGGGCTTGAGCGCAGAGCCGTAGCCCTCCCATTCGCCCTTCTGATTATGAGACTTCGGGAATCCGGAGCCGAAAATCCAAGCAAGCAGCCCGCCCCAGGTCGCATCGTCGTAGCATTTTACGAAGGTCCGGAGCTGTTCTTCGTCCAAGCTGTTCAGGAAGGCCTGAACCGCACCATCGGGATCGACCAAGTCGAGGATCGTGTCGCGGATTTCGAAGCCGGCCGCCGCAATGGCCACCTGCAGTTCCCCGAATGTGCGAGTGCCGCCGAACGCCAACAGGTGGGCGCCGGGCTTCATCACCCGGCGGACACCGCGCCAGAACTCGGGATCGAACGCGGTCTCGCCAGTGTCCCAGCGCTGGCCCATGAAGCCCCGGCCGGTGCGACCATAGGGGTTCGCGGTGTTCTCCGTGGCCTCGCTGCGCGGCGACTTGCCGAAGCGTTGAAGCACGCTGACCAGAGCATAAGGCGGATCGCAGACGACGCTGTCGATCGACGCGTCCGCAAAGCCCTTCAGCACCTCACGGCTATCGCCATGGTGAACCTTCACGCCCATCCTCTAGCCCTCCCTGTTGGAGGAAGAGGCGGCTTGCCGGTTCCTCATGGATTTCTTGGTTTCGATCTTGCGGCCCTTCGGCCATCCGCCAGCGCGCGTCGGGATGGTTCCGGCGCCGCGCTTCATGCGGCGGGCGTATTGGCCCGTCTCGCCGCCCTGGGCCTTCGCCTTGGCGATCACGGCGAGGTCGGCGCGTGTCTTCTCCATGGCGCAGGGCCAGCGGTAAAAGCGGCGGTTCTCCAGTACGTCGCGCTCACCTTCATGGCCGGCAGCCGCCTGCTTGCGCGGGATGACATGCTCGTCAACGATCCGCTCGTTGAGGGGGTCGAGTTCGACGCCGCAGCCGCATCCGCAAAGGATCGGGCCGGTCGCCTGCCGCTGAAGGATCAGGACGGTTTGGGTTCGGGTCAGGCGGGTGCGCTCGGTCATGCCGCCTCCGCATGGTTCTGCAGCTCGGCCGTCGTCACGCCGATCATCTTCGCCAGGGCGGTGAACACGGCGTCCTTGCTGGCCTGGAACTCCTCCCGGCCCATCGCCTTGACCGACTGGCTCTTGGGCTTGAACACCCGCACCACGGTCTCGCTGATGACGACCAGGGCGTATTCACTCGCCTCGGCGCGAAGGTTCGCGGCCCAGCGCACGGCCTCCGCGCGGGACGAGCAGACGTAATCCGCGATCGTGCAATATCCGGCCTCGATCAGGGCGCGGGCGCGCAGGTGTTCTGCGGTCGGATAGTGCGCCGCCAGCCGCTCGGGCAGATTGGCCCAGGCCTCGTTGATCGCTGCGAAAAAATGGCGATGCGATGCGCCCGACCGTTCTTCGACCGGCGCCAGCCGATAGCGCTCACCGATGGTGAACAGCTGGTCGGCCTGGCGCTGGAAGCCCGGCAGGACGCGCATGGCCTCGCCGTCCCAGAAATAGGGCAGCGGCGCGCTCACACCGGCACCCGATCAAGCTCGACGCGCTTGCGTTCGATCAGCTTCTTCAGTTCCAGGGCGTCGCCGCCTGCCCGCGCCCAGAACTCTTGCAGCGGCGCGCGGTTGGCGCTTTCGAACCAATCGAGCAGTTGCAGGCTCTCGATCTCGCTCACCCGCTCAGCCAGCCGGTCGAACACCTGACCCAGCACGACGTTTTCGAGGGGCGTATTGGGGAAGAGTTGGAACAGAATGGCGTTTGCGCCGCCGATACGTGCCAGCCGGTCGTCGCGGTCCTGGGTGGCGACGGCCTCCGATGGCAGCACGTCCGATGCCCGCGCCTGATCCAGTTCCGCGCCCTCATAGAGGCCGCTCATGTCCTCGGGGAACGCCTTGCGCAGGGCCTGGGCCTCGGCGCACTTCGCCAGCATCACGCGGGGCATCCGGCCCCAGTTGCCGCCCGTGTCGAGAGTCTTCTTGCCGGTCGGCTTGCGGCGGCCGGTCGCCGGGTCTTCACCCCATTCATCCGAGATCGGCGCGAACTCGTCCCAATAGGCGACGCCAGTCACAGGCTTGTCGTCGATATAGACCTTCACGACGGCCTTGATCAGACCGAGCGGGTTGGTCGCCGACTTCTCGGCTGGGTCATAGGTCAGGCCCGGTTCATTCTCGTCGGGGCGATAGCGGCCGGACCGCGCCGCGATGACACGCAGGCCGTCGATCGTGGTGATGATCGACATACGGCGCTTGTCGGGCTTGTTCTTGTTGAAGACGAGCGGGCTGATCTGCTTGCGGAACGGGTCCAGACCAGCCGAGCGCGCGGCGGCCATGAACAGGTCGAACTCTGCGTCGTTGCAGTCGTTGGCGATGGTGCGGCGGATCAGCGTGATTTGCTGTGACGACAAGGCTGCGGTCGGCAGGACAGCGATGTTGGTCATTTGACCCTCACGGTTAGGGATGGGGCGGCGTTGGACAGAGTGGCGCCGGTGACGGCCTCACCCTGCTTCAGCGCGGCGCTCAGAGCTTTTCGATCCAGCTTCGGATCGGCAGCGACCCAGAAGCGCGACGGGATTGCGGCCTCGTCAGACACGATCAGGGAGGCGGGCCGGTTGGTCAGGGAGAGCGTCGCGGCCGGCCGCTCCAGCTTCTTGATTTCCGCGATGACCATGGCCTGTTCGATGAGGCCCCGGCGCATTCTGATGCGGTCCTCGACGCGCTTGGCGCGGGCTTCCAGATCAGCGACGACCTTCTCAGCGCCGGCGACGATCACCGCGTCCTGTGTGTTGGCTTCCAGAAGGGCGTCGATGCATTCGACCAGCGAGGTTTCGCCCTCGATCATGTCGAGCGCCAAGCCCTCGTCGTTCTCGATCAGCGCAGCGAGGCTTTCGCGCAGCGCCTTGGCGGCTTGGGCCTCGCGGTCGATCTGATGGTAGGCGCGGCCCTCCCCCACGCCGTTGTTGGCGGTCGTGGGGGCCTTGGCTGCTGAGGAAAGTGTGTCGGTCACGGCAGGCGGCTCCACAGCAGGGCCAGGGCGGCGACGGGCGCCATGCAGACCAGCAGGCGGGGAACCAGAGCCAGCAGCCGGAAGGGCTTGGCGTTGGCGTCGAAGGGGATCGCCCACGGGTCGCCGGGGCGGTCTTCACAGGCGAATCGGCGGTAGGTGTCGCGGGCTTCGGCCCACGGCTCATCAGGGATGATGCGGAGGTCGGTCACGCTGCGGCTCCCATGCTCACCGGAACAGCCAGGGCCGAACCGGAAGGGTCAGTGTCAGGGGTGGCGAAGTCGTCGTTCGCGCTGATCGCGAGGGCGATGCAGGCCGACAGCTGGGTCGCCATTTCGAGGTTGTGGGCGATCATCGCTTCGGCGAGGCCGGGCCGCGTCGGCTTGATGCGGCGCTCCAGGTCGGAGATGTCGTCCACGTAAAAGCGGCGCTGGGCCTCGGCCCGTTCGACAGTCCAAACCTTGCCGCCGATGGTGACGATGCGGCCGGCGATGTGGCGATAGGCGATCATGCCGCACGCTCCATCCGCTGGGGGTTGTTCAGGACGGCGAACTCGCCGTGGAACTCCCGAGCCAAGGCGTCGTATGCGCGAGCCGCCATTGCGGCGTCATCGAACAAGCCCAAGCGGTATCGCTTGCCCTCGCTCTCAAAGAGCACGCGCCAGCGCGTTCCCGAGGACTCCACGCCTCGATAGCCGGATGGCCGACGCGGATAGTCCCGGTTGATGCAGTTTTCGCGCGTCGTGCAGAGACGGAGGTTGGCCCTGCGGTTGTCCAAGCCGTCGCCGTTGATGTGATCGACCAGCATACCTTTCGGGGCATTGGTCAGCAGACGGTGCAGATACACAGTCCGGCCATTGATCCGGGCGCTGGCGTAGAAGCCGCCCGTGGCACGTTGGATCGGGTGTGCGTGCCAGCTGTGAGCCAGGACAGCAGCATCATCAGCGTCAACGATGGCGGTTTGTCCGCGCGAAAGGGGAATGCTGATGACCGTCACGCTGCGATCCCCGTCGAGAACATCGCAGCCTTCGCCACGATCAGCTCACGGCACCATTCAGCAGCCTTGCGCTCGACGATTTCTTTGCGGGCCAGCCATGCGGTGAGAGCGTCACCCTTGGCGATGGCGATGTATTCGTCGCAGTTGGAGGCGGACGAACCGTCTTCCAGCGACATCAGGCGGCGAAGGGCGGCCCGATAGTCAGCGTCGCCGGGCTGATACGACGACCGGCCCCCGACTTCCTCGAAATAGCGGAGCGCCGCGGCGGACGATCCGTGATGCAGGGCGGCACGGCGAGCGTCGGCATCAGCCGGGCTGTTCGATCCGGACCAGACTTGATCGGCGATCTGTGCGCCTTCCGGCAGCAGGCGAAGCGCGGCTTCGTGCTTTCCGGGGCGGCGTTGGGTGGTGGGAAGCGACATTTGTCTGTCTCCGTGGTGTGGAGAGAGTATGCGCACATCATACTTTTGCCCGCAACAAGAAATATGGCCGTGGCATACTTTTCTCGCCGCGACCTACGCCAACTTCGGACGCAGGCCAGATCCACAGGACTCGACTCCTGCGCCAAACCGGCGATTCGTTAACGGGAGAGAGGAAACGGTAGATGGCCAGAAAGACGATCTATTGCGCCCAGGCGTTCTGGCGCCGGGGCGGCCAGCTGGTCGGCGGCGAAGTGCGGCAGTTCTTGAACGAGGACCGAGCGCGCGCCGGGGCGGACATTCTGCTGACCGGGGCGGACGGCGTGGCGGTGTTCAGCCTAGAGGGACACCCTGACGAGAACCTGTGGGATGAGCCAAGGATGATAGCGGTTTGGGGCGACACGCCGCCTGGTGACGCTCGGGCCGCCTGATCGTCAGCCTTCGGTGCCGGTTCGCTTAAAGCTTTCCAGCACCTTCAAGGCCTGCGGCTGATCCTCGGCGGCGATAGCGGCCCAGGTCTCAAGCACGCTGGTCGGCAGGTCGTTAGGATCGTGATCTAGGAGCATGCCCGGCGTCGTCCCAAGAACCGGCGCGATCTTCAGCAGCCACTTATGGGACAGGCTCATACGGCCCACTTCGAGCTGCTGAACGGTCGCCTTCGTTGAGCCAATGGCGTCCGCGACCTCGTCGAGGGTCATGTGGCGGAATTTCCGCCATGCACGAAGGTAGTTGTTCTCCATCCATACATTGTGCGCCGGGCGGATGCGGATGTCGTTTCGCCCACAGCATACTTTTTGACTTGCTCTTGGGTATGGGAATGGCATACCTTCGGCGACATGAAAGTCGTTCAGAACATCAAGGCCGCCGACCTCCAGCGCCTCGGCGTTAGCAAGCCCTACTCGCACCAGCTTCTCGCGGGCGGGAAAACGCCCTCTTTGGCCCTGGCCCAAAAACTGGAACGCGAACTCGGCATTTCGACGAACGTGTGGCCCTTGCCGCCGAAGCGGGCGGCCGCAAATGACACCGACACCCCTCCCCAAGAGGCGGCGGCGTGAAGCCCGTCGTCATCATGCACTACGACGAGAAGGGTTGGCTCGACGTTCGTATCTCGGGCGAGGTCACGGTTCTGACCGTCGATGACCGCGTTCCCGCTGATCGGGTTTACGAGCACACCATTCAGGAAGACCGCGACGAACTGCTGGCTTTCGCTGACGGTCCTTGGGGCAACATCAACGACCAGCGCTCCGACCAGCTTCGTGTGAAGCTGCATCGGCTGGAGCATGGTCTCGCCGTTGTTGGCGAGGGCGCCTGAGATGCGCGCTCCCTCACAAATTTCGCGGCGCTTCTCCCAGGCTGCCGTGAAGGCCCCAGCGGTGGGTCCGTCCCCCCGTCCCTGCCGCTGGGGCGACCAATGACCAAGGATCAAGCCCGCTTCCTTCTGTCGGCTGCGTTCCCGGTCCTGATCGGCACCTCCCGCACTGCCACCTGCCCGACCGGCTTCGTTCATCGCCTGACCGACGGATCGGTCCTGCTGACGCCGTACGTCACCCCTGTTCCTGCAAACGACCAATCGCCCAGCCTCCCGCCTTCTGACGCTGCCTGAGTAGGGCGCGGAAGCGGGGCTGTCATTCAAACGATCAACCAGAACCTTTGAGCAACGCAAATGTCGGTCGCCACGATCAAAGCCCTCACCCAGCGCATCCGTAAACGCTACGGCACGACTGAAGCAGCCGCCAAAGCTGCGGGCGTTAGCCCCGGCGTATGGTCGGGCTACGAGAACGCCGACAAGCCAGAGACCACCATTCCGATCGGTCGTCTGTCGGAAATGAGCCTGACCAGCGACGAGCGGAGCGTCATCGTCGAGCTGTTCACTGCGGAAGCGGATGCGGTCGAAGCCGACATTCTCGATGAATCCGGCGAAGCCATCGAGGCCGTCGCGCAGATGCACAACGTGGTCCGTCTGGCGAGCAAGAACGGCAAACCGGGCGAGACCGATAAGCGCGCGATCCGTGCTGCCGCCCTTGAGGCTCGCGCCCAGGTCGAGGACGTATTGGAGGCGGTGTCTTGATCGGCTCGCTTCTGTCCGCCGCTCACGTCGCTTTCCAGGCAATGACGGCTCCGATCCGCAACCGGCGTCAATCAGCCGCTATCCGGTGCTTGCAAGCCGTGTCTGACGCGAAGGACGAAGTTCGCCGGGCCAAGGTGCGCGGAGACACCCGGCGCCAGCATCAGGCGACGGCCCGGCTGCAATCGGCGATGACCGAGTTGCTGCGGGCCGAGCGTAAGCTGGGGTGGAAGCGATGAAACCCCGCCAGACCTTCATCGTCCAGTCGGCCTATGTCGGTCGAGACGGACAGCCCCGCTGCTACGTCAAGAACCGGGATACACCGCTGCTGACGGACACGCTGCTGAACGAAGGCGATGCGGTCGTGATCCGTGGCGACCGGGCGGAGCGCCCGAAATGAGCGCGGGCAACTTCGCGACCGCTCGTCGGGGGAGCCTGACGACTCTGGAGATCAACGAGGCCGAGGCTCTTAGGGCGAAGGGCTGGAGTTGGCAGAACATCGCCCGGAACCTGGGCCGTTGCGAGAGCGACGTGAAGATGGCGCTGGACTCGGGAAGGGCCGTGGTCGTGCGACTTCCGCCGCCACCTGTCCCGCCGCCCGCCAATGCCCAATCGGATCGCGAAATGCGGCGCCTTGCCGAGCGTAACCGCAGGCTCACAGCCATGTGGAAGGACGGCGTAGCGCTCGACGCTATCGCAGAAGCCCTTTCGCTGTCGCGCGAGCGGGTGAAGCAGCTTCGTGTGTCGCTGGGGCTGGAGCCGAGAGGCAAGCCCCGCGTCTATGTCACTTGGACCCCTAAAATGGATGAACAGGTCCGCCGCGAATACATCGTGGGCGGGAAGTCCGCTGCGATGGTGGCACATGAGATGGGCCTGTCCCGCTGCGCTGTCATCGGCCGCGCGCACCGGCTGGGATACTCCCGCGCCATCGCCTCGGAGCCGAGCGCATGAACGCAATCGTCCAGTTCCCCGAGCGCGCCGGCCGCGACCTCCGCACCCAGCCTGCCGCCGGATACGCCGCCATCACCCGCAAGGTCGAAAGGATCATAGACGACCACGACCCGGAGCCTCAGGCGGCCCGTCTGGTCGTCCGTGCTGCCGTTCTGGCCTGCGCCAGCCGCGTCCGCCCCAGCGAGACGGCAGAGGCCTTGCGCGCCCTGGCGGATGAAATTGAAGGAACCGCAGCATGAGCACGATCAACATTGCCGACGTCCGCGTCAACGGCGGCACCCAGTCTCGCTCCAGCATCGACCGAGGCGTGGTGTCGGATTACGCCGAGGCCGTGCGCGACGGCGCTACCTTCCCACCCATCACCGTCTTCTTCGACGGCGCCAGCTATTGGCTGGCGGATGGCTTCCACCGCTACGAGGCCTATTCGGCGGCTCAGGTCTATGACGTGCCGGCTGATATTCGGCAGGGCACTCAGCGCGACGCCATCCTGTTCAGCGTCGGCGCCAACGCCTCGCACGGCCTGCGCCGGACGAACGACGACAAGCGCCGCGCGGTCCTGACGCTGCTGAACGATCCAGAGTGGTCGGCTTGGCCTCAGAAGGATATCGCCAAAGCTTGCGGGGTCAGCCGCGAATACGTGAGCCGCCTCGGCAAGGACGTATCTTGTGACCGGTCACAAGATAGCAGCCGCACCGTCACCCGAAACGGCACGACCTACAAGCAGAACACCGCCAACATCGGCGCATCGTCAAAAGCCGATCAAATGTTGAGCGAGCCGGAAGCGCCGTCTTCTGGCCCTGTGAAATCTACAGGTCCAGCCGAAACGACGCCTGCGTCAAATGCCGCTGAAGAAACGCCTGCCCCGTCCGGTGAGCCCGTCGATCCCGAGCGCCGGAAGCTGGCCAAGCTGACGACCGACGCGCTGATCGACGAGGTGCTAGGCCTCCGCGCCGACCTGACGGACGAGAAGGCCAAGAGCGCCCGCCTGACGAAGGAGCGTGAAGACCTGGCGTCGAAGCTTGCCGAGGCGCTGGCGGGCGAACAGGGACGCGTGATCGGCAACCTGCAACGCCAAATGGATCAGCTGAAGGGCCGGATCGCCGAACATCAGACGGCGGCGAAGCGCTGGGAACGCAAGGCGGTGAAAGCCGAGGCTCGGGTGAAGGAACTCGAGAACATGGAGGTCGTGATCGCATGACCTCGATCCTCGCTCGCATCCAAGCCAACGGCGGCGACGTGATCCGTCAGGATTGGCGGTTCACCCTTCGCCGCGGTCGCCTGACAACCGACGCCATCGCTTGGGTTCGCACCCGCTGGACCGAGGTGTGCCGCGAGGTCTGGCCTGCTTTCGACCTTTGGGTCGAGCGGGCTGCGATCATGGAGTTCGACGGCGGGATGACCCGTGCCGATGCCGAGGCCCTGGCCTATGCGGAGGTAGTCGGGTGCTGACCTTCCGCGACGCCAAGGAGATCGTTCTCCGCCCCTATCAGATTGATGCGGTCGAGGGTCTTCGGGATGGCCTGCGCGACGGCAAGAAGCGGCTGATCCTCTGCGCCCCGACCGGGGCCGGCAAGACGGTTCTCGCCGCCCATCTCCTGAAGCAGGCGGACGAGAAGGGCAGCTATGCCCTATTTCTCGTCGACCGCGTGGCCCTGGTGAACCAGACCAGCGAGACGCTGGACGAGTACGGCGTCAACCACGGCATCGTGCAGGGCATCAATCGCCGCTGGGCGCCGCGGGAGAACGTGCAGGTCTGTTCGGTGCAGACGCTGGCGCGCCGGTCTCTCCCCCGACGCCCGTCGCTGATTGTCTATGACGAAGCCCACTGCCAGTACGCCGCGACGCTCAAGTTCATCGCCGATCATCCCGAGGCCGTAGCAATCGGCCTGACCGCCACCCCGTTCACCGCCGGCATGGCGGACCATTGGGAGGGCATGGTCAACGTCACGACCACACGCAAGTTGATCGACGACGGGTTCCTGATGGAGCCGAAGATCTACATCGCGAAGTCGCCGGACGAGAGCGAATACGGGCGCAACAGCTTCGGCGAGTTCTCCGACGAAGGCGCCGCCTCGGCCGGGATCAAGATCGTTGGCGATGTGGTGGCGGAATGGATCGCCAAGACCAACGAGCATTTCGGCGGTCCCGCCAAGACCATCGTGTTCAGCCCGACCGTCGAGCATGGCCGCGAGCTTTGCGCCGCGTTCGCCGCAGCGGGCTTCAACTTCCAGCAGATCAGCTATCTGGACAAGGACGACAGCGAGCGAGCCGAGAAAATCGCCGAGTTCCGTCGCCCCGACAGCCTCATCCACGGGCTGGTGTCATGCGGGGTGCTGACGAAGGGCTTCGACGTCCCCGATGTGCTGGTCGGCATCTCGTGCAAGCCCTACCGCAAGAGCCTGTCGAGCCACATCCAGGAAATCGGCCGCATCATGCGGACGCACCCGGACAAGACCAAGGCGCTCTGGCTGGACCACTGCGGCAACTTCGAACGGTTCGCCGTCGACATGTACGACGTCTGGGACAACGGCGCGGGTGAGCTGTCATCGGCAACGAAGCGCGACAGCGTGGCCCGCGAGCGCGAGGTCAAGAACCGGGAGCCGCTCAAGTGCGCCGAATGCGGCGGCGGGATGCGGGGCAACACCTGCACGGCCTGCGGATGGGAACGCCCTGCCCGTTCCGAGATCCAGTCGGTTGCGGGCGAGCTTCGCGAGTTCGATCCGTCGGCGCTGGGCATGGAGCCACGCGGCGGCCTTCGGGCGGAATGCCTGAAGCGACCCAAGGACATTTGGCTCGCCGCCTTGAACTATTGCGCGGCCCATACTCGCCAGGGCGAGGATCACGCTCGGCGCTGGGCCTACGGGGTGTTCAGGGGCGTCTATCCCGGCGCCAAGCTTCCGACCGGCTGGTACGGCCTGCGCATCCCGGTCGTGGTCGATCCTGCCGCCTATGGCTTGGTCGAACGTGAGACCAGCCGGTTCCGCAAGAAGAACCCGATGCGGAGGGCCGCATGAGCGCGCTCTCATTGGACGAAGCCATGCGCCGCGCCTGCGACGCCGTGAAGGTCGCGCCGCCGAAGCGCCGCTGCGAGCCGGGCCGTTGGACCCGCACGGACTCGCTCGGCAAGAACGGGCGGAACGATGCCGCTGTCCTCATCGACGACGATCGACAAGGCGGCTTTGTCTATAACTACCAGACCGCCCAAGGGCAGAAGTTCCGCGTCGACGGCGCGAACGACAACCGGCCGGCCGATCCCAGGATCGAAGCGCGGCGCCGTGCCCGAGAAGCGGAACGCGAGAGCGAGCGCCGCCAGGTCGAGCGCATCTGCGCGGACCTCGTGCAGGGCTGCAAGACCGACGTTCACCCCTACCTGAAGGCCAAAGGTTTCCCTGAAGAACTTGGGCTGGTCTGCGATGATCCGCGCCAGTTCTTTCCCTCGGGCCGGTTCGGCGATCTGCTGGGCCTCGCCCTGCCCGAGGGCCAGGGTCCGTTCCTCATCATCCCCGGCCGCGTCGGCAAGACAATCACCACGGTTCAGTTCATCACGCCCGACGGCGCCAAGAAGAACATCCTTCGAGGCGTCATGTCTGGTGCCGCCCATCGGATCGCCACGGGGCGCGACACATGGGTTTGTGAGGGCATCGGAACCGCCATGACCATCAGGGCCGCCCTGCGCCTACTGGGGGCCTCGGCGACTGTCCTTTCGGCCTTCTCGGCATCCAATGTCGGTCAGGTGGCAGAATCTATCGCAGGATCGCGCATCGCAGCTGACCACGACAAGCCCGTCGAGACTCTGGATTGGAAGGGCGCGGGAGAGTTCTACGCCCGTCGCTCGGGTCGCCAGTGGACCATGCCCAAGCAGATGGGCGACGACTTCAACGACCTCCACCAGCGGGAGGGGCTTCGGGCCGTGGCGCTGCACCTTAGGGAGGCGCTGGGATGATGAAGAGACCCCGCGCTCTTGAGGAACGCGGGGCCGGCCTGGCGGACGGTTTGAAGACAGTGGCGCCAGACACCGGAAGCCTACCACGGGGCGGAACCCCAGGCGAAGCGCAGTCCGAAAGAGTGAAGCGCGGTTCCCGGCACGATGACCAAGGTGTCGCAAGTAGCACTCGACGATCCGGCGATAGTCACTCGACCAGATCGGCCAAGACGACGGCTCGGCTCCGGCCAGCAAGATCGTGGAGGCATGGGGACCAACCTGGGAGGCCGCTAGGCCCCTGGGCTGGTCGTCCTATGCCTTCGCTCGGGCTCTCTCCTACCAGCAATACAAATCTGACCGAGGAATTTCAGACAGTGACCGCCGCCGATTTTCTCAACCACGACCACCATGGAGCCGCAGCATGAGCCGGAAGAAGAAGGGCAAGATCACCTTGCGCAAGATCGGGCAGCCCGAGCCGGCAGCAGCGCCGGCGTCGGAGGTTTCGAACGACATCATCCGCCAGCGCCGGTCGGAGATCGCCCGCCTACGTGCTCAGGGGGCGGATGTGAACGTGGACAAGCGGACGTCGGAGATCCTCGGCGCATGGCGGCGGGACGTTTTCACGATCCTGCGCAACCGCCATGGCAAGCCGACCGACGGTTTCCCCAAGGGCCGGCCCGCCCTGTCGCAGCGCGCCTATGAGGCCTTCCGAGGGCACGAGACCGACATCCACCTGTCGGAGGGCGCGTCAGGCGGTGATCGTCGGCCTGACTTCATCCGTGCGACATGCGAGGGCGCGCCGGGCCAGAACGTCACTCAGGAGGCGATCGACGCGGCTGGTCGGGTGAAGAGGACGCTGCTGGGCCTATCCCCGACAGATGCCCGCCTGCTGACCGCCCTGATGACCGGGGAGAAGGCGCTCGCGCGAAACTGGCGCCTGACCGTGGAGACGGAGACCGGCGAGACCGCCGACGAGAGCCAGGCGGCCCGGATCCGCGCCTTGGGCGAAAACCTGATCCACGCGCGCGGCGTCGCCACGGCGAAGGCGGTCCAGCCGGCGAATGACCGCCCGCCACCCCAACCACATCAGCAGAAAGTGACGTGGTTCAGGGGATCGGACTTCGGTCGATAACTTGGGGCTTTTCCGACCGGTCGAAGCAGGGTACACAAAGGCAAGGTCGCTTCGCGCGTCCAGAAGATCAGGCCCACGGGAAACCGGCGGGCCTTTCTTTTTGCTCGGAGGGTGCGGATGGCGGCTGGCGTCGGCGGCATCCTTGCTGAGAGCCAGGCGCGCGATGCGGAATGCACGATCTGCGCTTCATACTGCTGGCCCAAGATCATTCAGCGCACCACCCGCAATGGGGATCACTTCGAACGGCTGATCTGTTCGACTGAAGGGGCGTCCTTCCGGCGGGTATGGATCGGCGGATATGCCATCTAGTCGGGAGGCGTCTGTGAGGCCCATCCCGCCAGTCGAGCTATTCGATATCACCGGAGCCCCAAGCTTCGTTCCCTCCCCCGATCTCCACGACTGGCTGCGAGCGACCTTCATCGACGAGGGCGCGAGGTTGGAGAACGAGGAACACGTCCACCTCCGGTTTGCCACCCTCGGCGCCCTTTGGTCATCGGTCCCGAACAGTCGCCAGGGCCGCAGCGTTGTAGGCCAAGCCGAGGTGGGAACGCCCCGAGCCATGGGCAAGTGGGCCAAAGCCCGAGCCGAACAGCAAATCACGGAATGGTTCGGAGAAATCCCCGACTTCATCCTGACATTCAGCGCCGACTACGTGGCCCAGGCCAGCGATGCCGAGTTCATGGCCCTGGTCGAGCACGAACTTTCCCATTGTGGCCAAGAGCGGGATGAGTTCGGCGCACCAAAGTTTAGGAAATCGGGACTGCCAGCGTTCTGCATTCGAGGGCACGACGTCGAAGAGTTCGTGGGTGTCGTCCGGCGTTACGGCGCCACGAGCCAAGCACTGCGCGATATGGTTGAGGCGGTAAACAAGGGGCCGAGCCTCGGCTTGAACGACATCGCATCCTCCTGCGGAACCTGTCTGATGAGGGCTGCATGACTGATGTGTGGAGAGAGATCGAGGGCTGGCCCGATTATGCCGTGAGCGATCTCGGCCGGGTGATGCGGACGACGACCTACGGTCGCGGCAAAGCCGGAGCAATCCGAAAGCCCGTCATCGTCTCGGGCTATCATGCCGTCACTCTGACGCACCGATCCGGTGCCCGGAAACTGATGACCATCCACAGTCTCGTCGCCAAAGCTTTCCTCGGCCCCGCCCCAGCGCCGGACATGGAGGTCAACCACAAGGACGCCGACCGGACGAACCCGGCCTTGGTGAACCTTGAGTGGGTGACGAAAGGCCAGAACCGCAAGCATGGCTACGACGTGGGGTTCGCTGATGCCAAAGGCGAGCGGAATGGTCATTCCAAGCTGACCGAAGACAAGGTGAGAGACATTCGGTCGTCTCGCCTGAACAGAGATCGTCTCGCAGCCAAGCACGACGTGTCTACCGCGACCATCCGAGACGTCCAGAACGGTCGGACGTGGGGGCATTTGCTGGCGGCCTGATCCTAGACGGAGCCTTGACATCAGCATGGCCAAGGAACGCCTAGCCCCCGAGGTTCAGACCTATATCGTTCAGGCCCTCGCCTGCTTCGACAGCCCCAAGACGGTCGCCGACGCGGTCAAGGCCGAGTTCGGCGTGACGATCACGCGGCAGCTGGTCGAGACCTACGACCCCGGCAAGAAGGCCAGCAATCGCCTCGCAGAGAAGTGGGTCACGCTCCACTCTGAGACGCGCAAAGCCTTCCTCGAAGACACCAGCAAGATCGCCATTTCACACCGAGCCGTGCGATTGCGCGCCCTCCAACGCATGGCCGAACGAGCCGAGACCATGGGCAACATCGCCTTGGCGGCGCAGTTGTTCGAACAGGCCGCGAAGGAAGCGGGCGACAGCTACACGAACCGGCGCGAGCTGACCGGCAAGAACGGCGCGCCCCTCCCCGCCGCTGCGCCGGCCGTCGTGCTGTATCAACTGCCGGATAATGGACGGGGCTGAGCCTACGGTCATTCGGCCGCAGCCGGGACCGCAAGAGACTTTCCTCGGCAGTTCGGCCGACATCGCGATCTACGGCGGCGCGGCGGGCGGGGGTAAGACCTGGGCTCTGCTGATGGAGCCGCTACGGCATATCGCTAATCCCGGCTTCGGCGCCGTGTTCTTCCGCCGCTCAACCGTTCAGGTCCGCAACGAAGGTGGGCTGTGGGACGAGAGCGAAAAGCTCTACCCGATCATCGGCGCGACACCCCGTGAGCACGTCCTAAGCTGGGAGTTCCCGGCCGGGGCCACGGTGAGTTTCGCGCACCTGGAGCACGACAAGACGGTCCTGAACTGGCAGGGCTCGCAGATTCCGCTGATCTGCTTTGATGAGCTGACGCACTTCAGCCAGAAGCAGTTCTGGTACATGGTCAGCCGGAACCGCTCGATGTGCGGCGTACGGCCCTACATCCGGGCGACCTGCAACCCTGACGCCGATAGCTGGGTCGCCGAGTTCATCGCCTGGTGGATCGACCAAGAGACAGGCCTGCCGATCCCCGATCGAGCCGGCGTGGTTCGCTGGTTTGTCCGTATCAATGACGCGCTGGTCTGGGCCGACGATCCGGCCGAGCTGGAGGCGAAGCATCCGGGCATCCCGCCCAAGTCCGCCACGTTCATACCTGCTAAGCTGACCGACAACGCGGCCCTGATGGCTGCGGACCCCGGCTACATGGCGAACCTGCTGGCCCTGCCCAAGGTCGAGCGCGAGCGCCTTCTCGGCGGCAACTGGAAGATCAGGGCGGCGGCGGGCCTGCTGTTCAAACGGTCCTGGGTCACTGTCGTGGACGCCGCGCCGTCCGACATTCGAATGGTTCGGGGTTGGGACCTGGCGGGAACGCCAAAGGTCGAGGGCAACGACCCTGACTGGACGGCGGGGACGAAGATCGGGGTGTCGCGGTCAACCGGCCGCTACATCGTCATGCACCATGTCCGAGAGCGGGACACGCCCCACAAGATTGAGGCGCTGATCAGCAACACGGCGTCGCAGGATGGACCTGAGGTCGAGATCAGCCTTCCGCAGGATCCGGCACAGGCCGGCAAGTGGCAGGCCGCGAGCCTAATCAAGATGCTCGCCGGTTACACCGCCAGGGCCACGCCTGAGGGCGGCGACAAGGAGACCCGCTTCGGGCCGTTCTCCGCACAATGCGAAGCCGGCAACGTCGATGTGCTCCGGGGCGCCTGGAACGAGGAGTGGTTCATGAACCTCGAAGGCTTCCCTGAAGCAGCGCATGACGATGACGCGGACTCGACGAGCCGCGCCTTCAACACGCTGGCCCTGAACCCGCAATCGACCGTCGCCATGTTCCTGTCGAAGCGCCACCGCTGATGAGCGCGCGTCAGCTTCTGGCCAACGTCGCGACACGATCGCTGCAGGCCATGTTCCCCGGCTATTTCGGGGCCGCGAAGCACAACCATACCGCCGACTTCGGCTATCCCGCGCTCGTGGACTTCAACACGGCCTATGAGGCTTACACCCGCAACGGCCTCGCCAATGCTGGGGTGGACAAGACGGTCGAGAAGACGTGGCAGGATATGCCGTACCTGCAAGAGTTCCAGCGGGACGGGACCAAGGGCGGCAATCAGAAAGAGACGAAGGTCGAGGCGGACATTCGGCAACGATTCGCCGACCTGCGGCTGTGGCAGCAAATGGCCGAGGCGGATCGCCGGGGCATGGTCGGCCGCTATTCGGTGCTGATCCTGCGCTTCGCCGACAGCAAACAGCTTCGGGAGCCTGTCGATCGCGTGAACGGCGGCCTCGCTGGATTGGTCGAGGTCATCCCGGCGTGGGAAGGCCAGATCAAGCCGTCCGCCTGGGACACGGACCAGACCTCGGAAGGCTATGGCCAGCCGACGATGTATCAGTTCAACGAGGCCGCTGTCGGCGAGACCGCGCAGCCCCGCAACTTCGACATCCACCCCGACCGGGTCATCGTCTGGTCGCGGGACGGCACGCTGAACGGCCGCTCGGCGTTGGAGCCGGGCTACAACGACCTCCTGTCCCTCTCGAAGATCATCGGCGCCGGCGGCGAGGGCTTCTACAAGAACGCCAAGTCCGGCCTCTCCATCGAGATCGACAAGGACGCCAAGCTGGAGAGCATGGCGGCGGCCATGGGCGTCCAGACCACTGATGTGGTCGACAAGATCGATGAGCAGGTCGAGAGCTTCAACCGGGGCTTCGACAAGAGCCTGATGACCCAAGGCATGAAGGTCACCCCCATTCAGGTGTCCCTGCCCTCGCCGGAGCATTTCTTCGCCGTCGCTGCGCAGTCGTTCGCCGCCTCGATGAAGATTCCGATGAAGATCCTCGTCGGTTCGCAGACCGGAGAGCGCGCGAGCACCGAGGACGCAGAGGAATGGTCACGGACCTGCATGGGGCGCCGCACCAACCAGGTGATCCCGGCCATCATGACGTTCGTCGGACGACTTGAGCAGGTCGGCATCTTGCCCGCCAGAGACTGGTTCCTCAGCTGGTCCGACCTGACCGACGCCTCCCTCTCCGACAAGGTCGCGCTCGCCGACAAGATGGCCGACGTGAACGTGAAGATGAAGGACACGGGCGAGTTCGTGTTCACCATCGACGACATGCGCGGCGTGGCTGATCGAGAACCCCTCAGCGAGGCGGACAAGTACCGCGACGAGGGCGATGACGACGAAGAGCAGGACGCCGTGGACCTGCCCGAGATCGAAGACGAGCCGGCTCCGGCCGCCTGACCCACCCACAATCGAAGGAGGCCCGCGTGCACAAGCCCGCAGCGCCGACGCGCGCCTTCCTGGTCAACAAAGGCCTGACGGCCGGTGATCAGGTCCGCGTCAACATCCGCACCCTGGCCAACTCGGCGGCGATCAAGCGCGAGAAGCGCAACGGTCGCGACGTGATCATCGTGCCCTCGGCGACCCTGCCGGACGACGTCGTCATGAACGACATCCTCTATCCGGCCGCCGAGATCGCCAAGTCGTTCAAGACCCTGGAGCGGACGCCTGCCCCTCTGGGTCATCCGTCGGTCAACGGCAAGTTCCTCTCCGCCCGCGACCCCGAGGGCTTGAACCAAGGCTGGATCGGCGCTTGGAACGAGAACGTGCGCCAAGAGGGCGGCCGCGTCCTGCTGGACAAGGTGATCGACATCGAGCGCGCCAATCAGTCAGAGGGCGGCAAGCGCGTGCTCGCGGCCATCGACGCCGGCGATCCGGTTCACACCTCGACGGGCCTGCTGGCCATCATGGACGCCGCCAATGGCGACGTTCCCTACAAGTTTACCGCTCGCGACATCGAGTTCGACCACGACGCCATTCTTCTGGACGAAGACGGCGCCGCCACTCCCGACCAGGGCGTCGGCATGATGGTCAACTCGGCGGGCAAAGACATCCAAGTCGTCAACTCGGTCATCGAAGATGATGCCGAGCGCGATCTCGGATGGGCGCTGGAATCTGCATTCCGTGCGCTCGAACGCCAGCAGCGAGCGTCGCTGATGGAGACGGCGATGGGGGAGTTCAAAGCCCTTTTCGCCAAACTGTTTGGCTCCGCGCGGGCCACCTCAACCAACCAGATGGAGAACGACATGGCTGTCTCTGATGAGCAGTTCAAGGCGCTGTCCGACGAGGTGAAAGCCCTGTCGGATGGCCAGAAGAACCTCCCCACGAAGGAGGACATCACCAACGCGGTCGCGGCGGCTTTGAAGCCGATCAACGACCAGCTGGAGGCCCAGGCCAACAGCGCCAAGGCGACGGAGGAAGCGGAGTTGAAGACGCTCCGTGAAAAGATCGTCGCCGGCAACATCATGGACGAGGCCGCCGCCGGCGAACTCACACTGAACGCCGCCCGCGCCTTGGCTCCCAAGGCCGAGCCCGGTAAGGCCGCCCCGATCGCTCCCGGTTTCAAGCTGCCGGGCGTCAACACCGCCACGCCCGCCTTCAAGGCCCCGGCCGCCCAGAAGACGGAGGCCTAAGCAGATGCCCCGTTTCAACAAAATCTACGCCGGCCCCGTGACTGAGGTCACGCCCCAGGTCCAGGAGCGCATCTGCGCCGCTGCGGTTCTGCCGGGCATCGCCCTGGTGGAGTCCGGTTCGGCCTTCGCCATCGCGGGCGCCAACAGCGGCGACAAGCTCTACATCGCCCAGGACAACTACCTGGCGCTGAAGGGCGTCGACGACGCTTGGCCCGCCGGCGACACCGTCATCGGCATGGAGGCGCTGGACGAGCAGTTCTTCAACATCCGCGTCCCGACCGGCACCAATGTCGCTCGCGGCGCCGAACTGACCACCAGCGCGGCGGGCAAGTTCGTCCTGGCCACCACGGGCCAGAACGTCGCCTTCGTCGCCGAAGAGGCCTTCAACAACAACACCGGTTCCGACCAGCTTGTGCGTGCGCGCAAAGCCGGCCGGAACGTGGTCGCCGCCTAAGGAGGGCGAACATGCGCTATTTCGACGAACAGCTCGTCGCCAACTCCCGCCCGCACCAGCAATGGTGGGGCGAACTGAGCGTGGCGCGCGAACACTTCCACCGAGTCGAGGACCAGCACGCCGCCCTCTACGGCGAGATGTCGGGCGTCGCCAACGCCTCGGCCGTCCTGCCGCGCGATGCCTGGCTGGAGCTGGACACGATCACCACCCGCGTCCTGCGGGACGATGGCGGCAGCGTCTTCATGGCCGACCTGATGCCGCTGGCCAAGCCGGTGAACATCGGCAAGCTGGTCCACATGACCCGCACCGCCTCGGACACCGCCAACCCGGTGTTCCGCTCGCTGTCGGGCCAGGTGCCGGTCGCCATGGACAAGACGGTCTACAACTACGCCGGCACCGTCGTTCCGATCTTCGCCGACGGCTACGGCCGCGAATGGCGGGAGTGGAACACCCTGCAGTCCGAAAACTTCGACGCCCTGGCTGACGATCAGGAAGGTTCGGTCGACAAGCTGAACCGCGACATGGCCAGCTATGCCCTCGACGGCGACACCGCCATCAAATTCCAGGGCTACACCGGCTACGGCATCCGCACGTCGCCACTGACCAAGCTGATCAACATCGGCGCGGGCGGGGCGAACATCGACCTGACCACGGCGACCCCGGATCAGCTGGAAGCGTTCTTCGTCGGGCCCTTCGGCGCGATGCTGGACGCCAATCTGATCACCGAGGCGGTCAACCTCTACATCAGCCCCGACATCGCCCGCGCCTGGGATCGTTCCTATTCGAACGCCCAGGGCTTCAAGCAAGGCACCATCCGCGAGTTCGTCGCTCGCAACCGTCGCATCAACAAGATCGAGGTGACGTGGCGCCTGACAGGCAACCAGTTCTTTGGCTTCGTGCCGAACGCCCGTTACATCCGCCCGATCATCGGCATGGCCGTGAACACCACGGCGATGACGCGCCTGAACCCGACGGACAACTACCAGTTCCTGAACATGGGCGCGATGGGGCTGGAGATCCGCGGCGACTACAACGGCAAGTCGGGCGTCTTCGCCTCGACCACGGTCTAACCCGGCGGGGCCTGGCTCCGGCTGGGCCCTTCCCTCATCGCGAGGAAAGGAGCGCTCCATGCGCATTCGCATCACCGCCGGCGGCATCTACGATGGCGAAGGCAAGGAAATTCCGGTCGGCACCGAACTCGATGTCGCCGACTTCGACGTCAACGACGAGGGCCAGCCGGTCGAGCCCCACCCCTGGGGCGGCCGGTTCGTCGCCATCGGGGACGGCAAGGGCGGAAAGACCGCTGTCACCAACGATGAGCCGCCCGTCGGCCCCTTCACCGTCGTCGACGGCGGCAAGGGCTGGTGGACCATCCAAGACGGCAAGGGCGAGAAGGTCGGCGCCAGCGTCCGCGAGGACGACGCCAAGGCTTTCGACACCATGTCGGACGACGACAAGGCCGCCTTCGCCGCCGAACACGCGAAGGCCTGAGACGTGGCGGGCTACGGATCAGATCAAGGGTTCACTGAGTGGGCGGCCGAGAACGGCTATTCCACTTCGACCGGAGACCTGACCGTAGCCCAGCTACGCCAGCGGGCCAGCGACTACCTCGACGGCCTCTATGGGGCCCGGTTCCGCGGCGAGCCGGCCGGAGGTATCGACCAAGAGCGCGCCTGGCCCCGCATCAACGCGCTGGCGTGGAAGACACCCGTCGCCGCCGACGTGGTCCCGCGCAACGTCATCATCGCCAGCTATCACGCGGCCATCCAGGAAGCGTTGAAGCCCGGTTCGCTCTCGATCTCCGCAGCCAACTCCGGCGCCCTGAAGCGCAAGAAGGTGGACGTGATCGAAAAGGAATACTTCGAGGGCAGTGGGAACGCCGTCACCGACAACACGCTGCGGCTGAGCGCTGTTGAAGGCCTGCTCGCCCCGTTTCTCACACACGAAACCACTTCGGCAGGCCTAGGCCTATGGGCGGTTGGCTGACATGCTGACCTGTGCGACTGTCCCGGCCGTGACCCGCCGCATCGATCATGACGATCCGCGCCTGACTGCGCACCGCGAGCCGATGGATTTCGCTGACACGGCGTTCAGCTCCATGCTCGACAGCGCCGAGGCAATGATGCTGGCGGTCGCCAAGCATGAAGGCCAGGCGGTCGTTCTGCATCATCGCGAGCAGGCCCAGGCCAAGTTCGAGGCCTATCTTGATCTAATGGCTGAGGCTGGCCACCACGCCGGGCAACTGAAGCCCTAATCCGAAATGGCAAAGCGACCGTCCCAGCGACGGCTCTTCCGAGAGCTGGCGGCGAAGTTTGGCGTGGAAGTCGCCGAAGCCTTCATGGCGGCGATCCGCGACCTGACGCGCGGCGTCGAGTTTCACCGCCTGGAGCAGGCCATACGGCGCGGCGATCTCGAGGACGCAATCGCGGCGCTCCACATCAACCGCGGGGCCTTCCAGCCGGTCGAAGCTAAGCTGGTCGAGGCCTTCACTGCTGGGGGCCAAGGCGCTGTCGCCACCATGCCGGCCGCCGTGTCAATTGGCTTCCGCTTCGACCCAGGTAATCAGCGAGCCGCAGCGATCATCCGCGAGACGGCCGCCACGCTCATCACCCGCTTGACGCAGGGCGAAATCGACCAGGCCCGCGCCTTCCTCGCCGACGGCATGGCGCGCGGGGTCGGTCCCCGGTCTGTGGCGCTGGATCTGGTCGGCCGGATCAGCCGGGCCACCGGGAACCGCGAAGGCGGCCTGATCGGTCTGTCCGGCCCCTATCGAGAATATGTCGCCACCGCCCGCGCCGAACTGGCGTCGACGGACCCTGCCCTGCTCCGCAACTACCTGACCCGCAAACAGCGCGACCGCCGCTATGACCGGGCCGTGGCCCGCGCCATCGAGACCGGCAAGCCTGTACCGCCTGAGACCGCGCGCACGGCCATCACCCGCTATTCCGCCCGCCTGGTTCGCCTCCGTGGCGAGGTCATCGCCCGTACCGAAGGCCTGCCCGCTATCCGCGCCGCCAAGCATGAGGCGTTCCAACAGCTCGTCGATGATGGCCGGGTCGAGGTCATGGACATCATACGCGGCTGGTCCACCACGGAAGACGGACGCCAACGCGACACCCACGACGCGATGAACGGGCAAGAGGTTCGGGGCCTGGATATGCCGTTCACCAGCCCAAGCGGCGCGCAGTTCCGCTGGCCCGGAGACACGTCGCTCGGAGCGCCGGCCGCCGAGGTGATCGCCTGCCGCTGCGACGAGTTCATCGCGATCAGGAAGTGGCCCCTATGAGCATCATCACGGGTGTTGCCGAGGAGGCGCTGGAAGACTTTGGCGAGGACTTCGAAGTCGGCGCCCTGACGGTGCCCGGCGCGCGTATTCCCGATGGCCAGGGCGGGTTCAAGACAGGCCCGGCGACGGTCTATCCCTGCAGGGTGCTGCTGACCGACTACAGCGACTATCGGCGGCAGACGCTCGGCATCCCCGCCACTGATCGTCAGGTACTTGTCCTGGGCGCCAGTCTCCCCGCCGGCGTCATCCCTGCCAAGGGCCACCAGATCACGGCCCCTGATCCCGCCAAGGGCCTCCTCCCCACGACCTTTGACGTGATCGCGAAGACAGGCGACCCGGCGGCAGCCCTCTACAAGCTCCAGGCGCGATAGTGGCGAAGGTCACGCTCGATCTCGGCGCCATCGAGGCCATGTCGGATCGAGCCGCTGAAGGTGGCCTGAGAGAGGCCCTGGGCGAATACGAGCGCATCCTGAAGACCGACGTGCTGAACCGGGCAGGGACTGGGAAGCAATACGGCAAGCATCAGGCCTCAGCCCCCGGCGAGCCCCCTGCCCGCGACCTGGGCAATCTCGTTGCCAACACCAACGCCGATCCGACCATCCGCGACGACGGGGACGAGAGGGTGGGAACGGTCACAGCCAACGCCGCCTATGCCCTGCCCCTCCACAACGGCACCGAGCGCATCGCGGCCCGCCCCTTCATGGATGTGCCGGCGAAAGAGAACCAGCGCGAGCTGACCGAGGCATTCGTCAGGGGGGCGAGAGAATGAACAGCACCGCCGCCATCTTCGCCCACCTGAATGGTTCGCTGTCGATCATCGACCGCCTCGACATCTTCGAAGGCCGCGCCGCCATCTTCAACGACCGCGCTCCTGACGACTTCCAGTTCTCGGGGCAGGCCGCCTTGGTCATCGCCGCGCCGTCGGCTGACATCGACGCCAGCACCTTCTCTGAGATCATCCGAGACATCACCCAGGACGTTCGCCTCTACGCCCGCGACACCGGCTCGACAGCCGACATCGATGCGCTGGGCCGCGACATCCGCGACCTCTTCCACCTCCAGGCCTCACAGATCGAGGTCGAGGATGGAATCTGCTCACTCGCGACCGCTACCGGGCCGGTTGCAGCGCCGACCACTGACCCCTCGCTGGTCGGTCGGCGGGTTCAGCTCCGGCTCCAACTGAAAAAGGATTCCTGACCATGCCCGCTTTGGCGCAAGGATACATGGGGCTGGACGTCGACCTTTCGGCGACCGGAACCCCGGACTGGACGAATGTGCCCGGTGTCACCGTGGCCAACGGCCTCGGATATTCCGAGAACCGCATCGACGTGACAGACTTCGACACCGCTCCCGGCTCCACGGAAAGCATCTCCGGTCCCCGTGCGAACACGCCGCTGACCTTCACGATGCATGACGAGCCGACCGATGAAGCGCAGATCGCCATTTTGGAGGCGTCGGACGATAACGAAAGTCTGGGATGGCGCCTGAAGCGCGGAACGAAGGCCCAGATTTTCAAAGGCGTCCCCGTGGTCACGCTCGCAGCGCCTGTCAACGGCGTGGTGACGTATTCGGTTTCGATCACTCCCGACGCAAAGCCCACTCGCGACACGGTCACGCCGTAAATGAACGACGCCCGCCTCGGCATTGTGCGCCTGTCGCTCCCAGACGAGCGGCAGGTCGCCCTGCAACTGACCTTCGCCGCCCTGGACGCCAAGGGCCACGATTGGCTGCTGGACCGGTTCAAGGTGCTCCAGAAGGGCCGCGCCGGGGCGTCGTCGGCTCTCGGCGACCTGCTGGAGGTTCTGACTGCCGGCGCCATCACTAAGGCCGACGTGATCGGGGCCCCTGTCGCCGTCTACCCGCTGTCGCCGTGCATGAAAGCCTGCTGGGACGCCTGGGAGCTTGCCCAATACGGCCCGGCCGGGAGGTCCGCCGAAGCTGGCCCCGCAAACCCTCCGACGCGCCGGCCGACGCTGTGGAGGCGGCTCTTCGGGCAGCGCTGAAAGGCGGGCTGTCCGAAGCCGAGTTCTGGAAGCTGACGCCTTATCGCCTGGGCATGATCCTGACCGAGCGCGGGCGCGGTGAAGCAGTCTCGGCCCTCTGGACCGGGTGGATGGTCGCTCGTCTCGCTGTTGAGCGGGAGCCAACCCTGTCAGGTCCGCAGCACTATTTCCGCGAGTTTTTCGACCCGACCGGCAAGGCCTCCGACGCCGAGGCGATGGCAGACGCCGAGTTCAACCGGATCGCGCGCGTCTATGGTGTCGAGATCGTGGACTTGGCGAGTGACTAGCTGGCTTTGGCGGCGGCTCCCGAAACTTCCTTGCAGCGCCGCATTGACAGGTGCTGCCAGGGCGCACCACATTCGGCCTATGGCAACCGATAAGACTGGCTACACTGTATCACGGAGCGCCTCGACAGGCCGGTTTAACGGCGTGTTCCGCGACGTGTCGTCGAACAAAGATGGCAAGACCCGCGTCATGAGTTCTGAAACGTATTCACGTGCGTCGGACAGGGCCAACAAGTCCCTAGCCGCATCCGCCCTTACTCAACGTTTCGACAAGAAGCGCTAGGTGGCGCACAACCCGATCTTCAACCAGCTCGTAGAAGGCAGCGACGACCGTCTCTTGGGCATGGTCGCATATGCCATCTACAAGAATGCGAAAAAGGAATGGGTGCTTGGCATCCAAGAGCAGCACGGACGCGAGCCTACTCAAGAGGAGTTGGCGGCGTACGCTGCGACCTGGACGCCGCAACTGCTGGCAAACGCGACTGACTCCGCGCGATCAGCGCTCGCTGAATTCGCATCTGTGGCGATTGACGATGCCCGCGCCGGAATAGTTGAAGAAGCGCTGCGCGGCGGTTCGGTCAAGTCAGTCCTGCTCTCGATGCTAGCCGCCCTGCTCTATACCGTGGCGTTGGTTCTAGTCGTGATCGTCCTGAAAGCGGCTGGTATAGACTTGGTGTCGATCGTGGGCGCCGTCGGTTAGCGTCGCTCTCAGGCAACCGCCCTACCGAACCGGACTTGTCGGATGAGGGCGCGGTGCCCTAGCCTGTCGCTCTTTCGGGAGAGACGAATGCTGAAGCTGATCGCCGGATGGATCTTCGTGCTGCTGGGCCTGGCTCTCGGCGGCTTTGGGCTTCTGGCCCTTGCTGGCCCGCCTTCGACCTTGGGCTTGGGCAGCGCCGCGCAGCTTCTGGCCTTGCAAACACAAATGCTGGTTCTGGGTTCGACCTCTCTCATCATCGGCACGATCCTCCTAACGACCAGACGGCGCGACTAGCGCTCACGACATTGATCATACCAGGGCTCGCTTCGGCGGGCCTTTTTCTTTGGAGGCGGCATGACCGACAGCCCTGTAGTCGGCAGCGCCTCATGGGAGCTGCGCGCCACACGCGACAAGCTGAAGCAGGATCTGCGCGATTCCGAGACCGACGTAAAACAGGCCGTCGGCGCCATGGAGAGGGACGCTACCGCCGGCGCAGACCGCGTGGGAACGTCGTTTGGAAAGATGGGCAAGGCCATTGGTGTCGGGATTGCAGCCGTCGCCGCCGTAGCAGCAGCCGGGCTCGCCATAGCGCTCCAGTTCGGCCGAGCCAGCCTCAAGATGGCTGACGACCTGGCCAACTCGGCCCAGCGTATCGGCATCGGGACCGCCGCGCTACAGGAATGGCAGTACGTCGCCCGAAAGACCGGCGAGGACGCCTCAGCAGTCAGCGGCTCGTTGGAGACGTTCTCCAACAAGTTTGCCTCTGCTGCCGCCGAGCTATCGAAGGCGGACGTGAAGGCCTTCGCAGCTCTACGCCTAGATCCGGAAGACCTTCGCGGCTTCAAGGACGTCGAGGCAGCTCTTGATGAGGTCGTGGATCGTATCGGTTCACTGAAGAGCGAAAGCGACCGCGCGGCGATTGCTGAACGGCTGGGCCTTGGTCCGCTCGCTTCGGCACTTCGCGACGGTTCAGCGGAAGTCGCTCGGCTTAGGGATGAGGCGCAGGCCCTTGGCTTCGTGATGGACGAAGACCTGATCCGGAAAGGATCGGAAGCCCAAGGCCAAATGGAAGACCTGGCGCAAGTGATCGGCATCCAACTCGCCGGGGCCTTCATCGAGCTGTCAGACGAAGTGCTGACCTTCACCAGCTATATCGCCGACGCGCTGCGGGGCCTGAACGCTTTCATCGAGCGCGCTCAAACCTGGAAGACGCGTGTCGACGCCATGTACGGCGACGGCGTCACCACAGGCATCAAGGAAGGCGGCATCATGGGCCCCCTCCGCGCCATCGGGAGCACGGTCGGGTCTGTCGTCTCTGGAAGGACGTTCCGAGCCGCCGCTGACATTCGCGCCGGTAACAGCCTCCCGGATTACGCCAACCCGATCGACGCCAACGCGGTAGCCGCCTTCGGTGTCTCGCCGCCGTCGCCCCGCACACCTCGCAATGACTTCGCCGGCACGCTTTCCGTTCCAGGCGGCCGCGCCCGCACCGACAACAGCGCCCAGCGCGCCGCCGAGCGCGAAGCCCGCCGCGCCAAACGCGTCGAGCAGGAAATCTTCAAAGCCCGCCAGCGCCTGCTCCAGGTCGCCGAAGACGACATCCTGACGGCCCAGCAACGCTATGACTTGGCGCGCGAGCAGGTGAAGATGGACCGCGAAGCCCGCGACGCCGAGATCCAGAGCAAGACCGACCGAGGCGAGATCAAAGCCGCTGAGCGCCGCCAGCTGGACGCTGCCAACGCCTCGGCGGATGCCTTGGAAGATCGCCTGCTGACTGACAACGCATTTCGCGAAATCCAAGACGAGCGCCTAGCGACGGAGAAGCTGCTCTCAGGCCTGACCGCCGATCTGCTGTCGCTGCAGTCCGGCGCCGCCCGCACCGCCAAGGAGCGCCAGCGGATTGAGTTGGACCTGCTGGAGATCACCCAGCGCCAGCGCCGCGAAGCTCTCCGTCTGGAGTTGGACCGCAATCCGTCGCTGACCCAAGCCCAGCGCGACGGCGCAATGGCGACGAATGGGCGGATCGAGCGCGGCGAGCGTGACGCCGTTATCCGCAACAACCTTTCGCCGATCCAAGCCTGGCGTGACGAGAGCCTGAAGACCGCCGACGAAATCCGCGAGGCGTATGAGAACGTCGGCGCCCGCGGCCTCGATGCGCTCAATAGCGGCATCGTCGATGCCATCATGAACACCAAGAGCCTGGGCGAGACCTTCTCGTCCGTGGCTAAGCAAATCCTGGCGGACCTGCTGTCGATCTCGGTGCGGCGCGGGATCACCGAGCCTCTGGCGGACATGCTGTTCGGCGGCTCGGGTTCTGGATCAGGCGGCGGCATCGGCTCGTCGATCTTCTCGGCTATCAAGTCGGCGCTGAAGATCCCAGGCTTCTCCAGCGGCGTCTCTAACTTCGGCGGGGGGCTCGCCTATGTCCATGCCGGCGAAATCCTGGCCAACCTGCCGCAGGGCACGGACGTGATCCCCGCGCATGCTGTCCAAGCCATGGGCAGCAAGGGCAGCGTGTCGCGCGTCGTGGTGACCACGAACGACGATCGGTTCAACGCCTACGTCGATGGCCGTGTTGCTCCGCAGTCCGCCGCCGTCTTCAGCACCGCCCGAAAGACAGTCCCCTCCGATATGGCTCGAACCGACCGCTACACGCTGGGGCGTCGTCGCTGATGGCCGTGCTGGTCCTGCCGAGCGATCCGGCCCCGGCCAACATGGGCATCGCCATGATCACGGCGAAGAACGTCCTGGCGCCCGCCTTCGGTGACGGCGAGCAAGAGCTTCTGCGCAAAGGCAGCCGCTACGCCCTGACGTTCCAGATGCCGCCTATGCGCTACGTCACATCGATGGACTGGGACGACCTGATGGCCGAAGGCGACACCGTCGTCATGAAGGTGCACCAGCCGGGGTTCGACACCGGCGCGCCCGGAACGCCGCGGGTGAACGGTGCTGGTCAATCTGGCTCGGCTTTGGTGATCGACGGCCTGACGAACGGCTATGTCATCCGCAAGGGCCAGTTCCTCTCGGTCATCACCCAAGGCCGCCGCTTCCTCTATCGCGCCAAAGCCAGCGTGACGGTCTCGGGCGGGGCAGCGACCGTCTCTCTTCGCACGATGCTGCGCTTCCCGCCGGCAGATAACGACGTGGTCGAGATCGCCCAGCCGATGATCGAGGGCTTCGTCCGCGATCTGGGCGAATGGTCAGTCGGCGTCGATCGCTTGGTCGGGCTGCAGTTCACGGTGAGGGAGCGCTGATGGACGCGAACCTGATCGCCGCCTATCAGCAGCCCGCCTTCGTCAAGGCGACGCTGGTGCGGTTCGATATGGCCGGCGGCGCCATCTGCCTGACCGATGGCGGGTTCGTCATCTTCGACGCTGGCGAAGGCGACGGCCCCGAGGCCTATGTCGGACATCACCCGGTCTATGGCTCGCTCGATACGGTCGGGTCGATCAAGGACGGCTCGGAAGCCCAGACGACACGGATCGACATCGGCATCCTGCCGGTCTCGGATGTCGCCGCCGCAGCCCTCGCCGCCCCGTCAACGCAAGGCACGCGGGTTCAGTGGTGGGAGGGCGCGGTTGACCAAGCCTCGGGACTGCTGATCGGCGCGCCCGAGCTGAAGTTCGACGGCGAGATCGACAAGCCTCGGTTTCAGGTCGGCGATAGCTGGCTGCTGACGCTGGAGTGCGGCACCCAGGCCGAACGCCAGCTGGAGCCGAACGCGGACTGGCGCCTGAACCACGCGACGCATCAGCGGATCTGGCCCGGCGAAATGGGCCTCGCCTACGTGGACGGTGTCGCCCGCAAGAACGAGTGGCGCAGCCGGCCGGAGAACCCCGGCCTGTTCAAGCGTCTGCTCAACACATTCGTGCCTATCTCGAACCTGTAGGGCGATCCATGCACCCCATGATGAAGCGCCAGGCTGCGACGCAGGCCTGCATGGACCGCTTTGCCTTCAAGGCTGTCGAGCCGGGGAAGCGCGATTGCGGCAAGCTGGCGGCTCACGCCATGGGCAAGATGGGCCGATCGGCGAAGCTGCTGAACGGCACGCGCCACAAGACTTTCGCCGGCGCCCTGAAATACATCCGTCAGCTCGGCTTCAAGGATCTGATCGCCCTGATGGATGCGACCGGCCTTGCGCGCGTTCCGCCGGCGGCGGCTCTGCCCGGCGACATCATCGCCATGCCCTCAGAAGACGGCGACGGATTCGGCTGCTCGCTCGCCGTGGCGCTGGATAACGGCCGTGTGCTGGGTCTGAACCCTGCCTCGGGCCTGATCGAACCGATGATCCCTCACCTGTTCATCTGCGCCTGGAGGGTCTGAATGCCGTTTCTGCTGCCCGCCGCCGCGTCCGCCGTTGCAGCCGCCGCGCCTGCCGCTGCCGCCGCCGGCGCCAGCGCTGCGGCCACTGCTGGCATCGGCGCCACCCTGACCAGCATCGCGGGCAACGTCCTGATGAACGTCGCCATCTCGGCGGCGATGTCGATCTTCCAGCCCCAGGTCGGGGTTGCGGGTCGGACGTTCGAATGGACGCTGGACCCTGACGGCCCGATCCCCTTCGCCGCCGGCCGCATCGGCGTTCCAGGCTCGGCCGTCTACCGAAAGACCTTCGGCCCCGACCTGATGTACTACGGCATCCCGTCGGTGATCTCGGGCGCCGGCCCGATCGCGGCTTTCGAAGGCTTCATGGCCGACGACGAGACGGTGACCTTCGACGGATCGGGCAAGGCCGTCAGCAGTCAGTATGCGGGCGAGCTCTGGTACAAGAACAAGCTCGGCACACAGCCCGACACCGCCATCACCTCGCCCACAGGGTTGAAAAACGGCGCGACACTTCCGGGTTGGACCTCGGCGCACAAGCTGTCCGGCAAGGCCTCGTACATGATCGTCATGGGCGAGAACTCGAAGGGGACGGCGTTCCCGACCGGAGAGATCAAACCGCTGATCACCCTGCGGGGGCTGCTGGTCTATGATCCGCGCAAGGACTCGACCTACCCCGGCGGGTCGGGCGAGCATCGGCTTTCGAACCCGCTGACATGGGAGTATTCCGCCAACCCGATCCTGTGGGCGCTGAAGTGGACGCTGGGCCTCTGGGAGGGTCCGAACGGCAAGGGCGCACCTCAGGTCGACTATCAGGTTGGCGGGATTGGCGCGAAGCTGTCGGGCATCGATGTGCCGGCCTTCGTCGCTGCCGCCAATGTCGCGGACGCCAACGGCTGGACCTGCGCCGCCTATCCAACGACGGACGACGACAAGCACCAGGTGCTGACCGGCTTCCTGCAAGCGGGCGGCGCCATCTACGCCCAGCGCGCCGGCAAGATCAGTTGCATCCAGCGCGCCGCGCCGCGGACCAGCATCGTCACGGTCTCGGCCTATGATACGGCGGGCCCGCTGGAGATCGACACGGCCGCCAGCCGCATCGACCGGATCAATACCCTGCGTCCCCGCTTCTGGAGTGAGCCGCATCGCTGGCAGATGACGGCCCTTGATCAAGAGGTCACCGCCCAGGCCTACCGCGATGAGGATGGCGGCGTTCGGCCAGCCGGCATCGACTATCCCTATGTGACGGACGCGGTTCAGGCCGCCCAGCTCGCAGCGCTGCAGATCGCCAACACGCGCGAGGGCATCGCGGGCGTGATCCCGCTGAAGCCCCATCTGCAACGCATCCGGCCGGGCGACGCCTTCACGATCACCGAGGCGGGCTTCGTCCTGAACGGACTGAAATGCCTGTGCCTGAATACCGACTATGACCCGGCGACGGGCGTGGTGCGGGTGTCGTTCGTCAGCGAGACCGACGCCAAATATCCGTTCGCCCTGGGGCAGAACCCGACCCCGCCGACGCCTCAGGTCCTGACGCCGGTCGATCCCCGTTTCGTCAGCCCGCCCGGGGCCGCCGACTGGACTCTAGCTGCCGAAACACTGGTTGAGAACGGCAGTTCGATCCCGATCATCGCCTTTACGGGATCATGCGAGAACGCGACGGCCGAGAGTGTCATTTTCGAGTTTCGGCCCGTCGATAACCCGCCGCGTCTCTGGGCTGGAGCCGGCGTCGAGGGCCCAGCGGTCGAGCGCAAGGAGGTGGGCGGCCCCATCACCCAGGGCACCGCCTATGAGGGTGCGGTCAGCTATCGACGGGGCAACAACGTCTCGGACCGGCTGGTGCTGGGGCCGGTGACGGTCGGGTCCTACGCCGTGTCGCCCGGCCCCGCTGCCCGGCGCTTGGTCAGCCAGAGCATCGACTATCCCTTCTCCAGCGATGCTTCATCCATCACCATCGCCACGGCTTTTACCGGCGTCGTGGAAGGCTCCGGCGCGACGGTCAGCTTCCCGGCCGGAGCCATCGCTAGCCTGTCCAACTCGACCCAATACGGCGTGTTTTGGAAAGCCGGAGTTGGCTACGAGGTCGAGGCCTACCCCGCGACCACGCACATGACGACGGGGTCGTGGATTTTCGTCGGCTGGCAGGCGACCTCAGACGGATCGGGTGGTTTCCCGTCTTCTCCACCACCTCCTCCTGGGTGGGGCGGAGGCGGCAATACGCCGATCTACGAACAGCGGATCGATTAAGGACCTTTCGACATGATCACCCCAGGACGTCTGGACCTCACGGTCCAGCGGTGGACGCCGTTCGTCTATCAGATCGATTTTCAGGGCCTGAACTTCACCGGGGCGACGATGGCGATGCAGGTTCGCCTGTATCGCGACGCCCCCGGCAGCGCCCTAGTGTCCTTGAGCAACGCAGCTTCGAATGCCGAGGGACTGAGCGTCACAACCCTCGCTGTTGAGGGAGTGACGACTTCGACGGTGCAAATCCGCATCAACGAAACCACGGCAGAAGCCTTGCTGCTGAACGCGGGAAAACCCGGCGACGATATACGCGTCGTCTACGACATTCACATCACCGGGGGCGGGTTCGCCAAGACCAGATGGATCGAAGGCGATCTCATCATTCGCGCAGGAGCGACGCAAAATGGCTGATGCTGTCGTAACGGTTCAATCGAATCGAGCCGTAATCACTCTGGGCGGCGGCGAGATCGTGGGCTTCCAGGCCGCCCAGGCCGCCGCTCCGTTTGCCGAGCGGGCTGAAGAAGCGCTCGCGCAGATCGAACAGATTGCGGCAGGCGCACCGGATGCGCCAAGCGTCCTCAATAAGCTCGACAAGACCGAGAACCTGTCCGAACTGGCGGACGTTGCGGCGGCGCGACAAAACCTGTCACTCAATGAAGTTTCGCCGCTGGAATACGGTGCGAAAGGTGATGGAGTGGCGGATGACACGGCTGCTGTGTTGGCTGCTTTGGCTTCTGGCCGGACTGTCAACCTTCGGGGCCTGACCTACACGGTCAACAGCATGATCGAGCTGAACGGGCGGCGTATGGTCGGACCCGGTGTTATCGCAGCCTCTTCGACCTTCTCCGCAAACATCATTGTGGGCGTGCGCGGCGTCGATACTCAGATGCACCGCGTGACGGTCGATGGTTCTGCGCGATTGACCGGGCCGCCCTACCAAACTGTCAGCGGCGTCCGCGCCACGGGCTCGACGACGAACTTGCTGTTGACCGAATGCACGGCACAGAACCTTACGTTCGACGGCATCAACATCACACAAGCGACGACCTTTGCCCATGAAGCGCCAAAGATCGTCTCCTGCCATTCCGAAAATGTCGGCTGGGTCGGCATCAACATGGAGGCCGCAACGGGTGGTTTGATCCAGGGCAATACGATCCGGCGCACCGGTTATCACGGCATCGGCATCTCGATGTATTGCGACGGCGTCCTTGTGCAGGGGAACCATGTCGATAAAGCCACCCCGCCAACTCACGTTTATGACGGTCCCGGCAGCATCGGCGGGGACGAATCTGGTTTCCTAATCTACAAGGAGCCGAACTGCTCGCGCATCGTCATTAATGGCAATGTTTTCGACGACAACCGTAACGCTGGCCAGGATGGCATTGGCGTTGGTGAGGACGGCACCGAGCATGGAAGCTGGGTGATCTCGAACAACATCGTCCGCCATGCGGGCTTGTTTGGGATCGACCCTACCGGAAACTGCACCTGCACCAGCAACTTTATCGATGAACCGACGGAACAAGGCATTCACGTCAGCCTCGACCTCGGCGGTATCCTTCGGAACACGGTTGTTTCAGGCAACGTGATCAGGAACGCGGGCCAAACCGCGGGCAGCTACGCGATCCAGATTGGCGACACCCTCGGCGCCGTGATCACGGTTAAGAACATCAAGATCAGCGACAACATCGTGATCGACGACCGGGCCACTAAGCTGACAGGTTATGGTGTGGGGGTAGTTTGCGACGAGGCGACCTACGAGGGTCTTTCGATCACCGGGAACGATTTCGCACGTGTGGCGACGGCTGGGATTATGATCTTCGGGGCCAACGGTCCAGGCGCCGACTATGAGGCTTGGGGCAACAAGGTTCTTGGCGATGAGCGGCAGGCGTGGACACCGACCGTTACGCCAGCGTCGGGATCCATCACTACATCGTCGGCGAGCGGTCGTTATCAGCGCGTTGGCAAGATGGTGGAAATGCGCGGCCGCTGTCAGATCACTACTGCCGGGACGGGGACTGGTCCACTTACGCTCAGCCTGCCCGTTGCGGCCCGATCAGGAACGACATTGCCAATCACCTGCGTCAACGGCAGTGGAGCTGAACCGCTCTATGCGGTGGCGACTGGAAGCGGTCTGGTGATTGCGAAGTCGGGAGGGGCAACCGTGATCATCAATGGTGCGGACCTGTACTTCAACGGCACCTACGAAGCCGCCTAGTTTTTGACCGCGACGATGACCGGACCCGGTTGTCCCAAATACCCGAAACCGGGCGCCCAGGTCGTCATCGCCGAAGCCTCGAAACCAGCAAGCCTGAGGTCGTGTAGCAGCGCCCACCCGAATGTGTGATAGGCCAAAATCCCGCCTTGGGGATTCATCGGGTCGCCATGCATTTCGGGCGGGTGATGATGAACAACCTCACCCTCCACCTGCTGGGCTCTGAGCACGTTCGTCTCGCTCTCAAGCAGGAACGGCGCGGTCAGGATGAGCTTCCCGCCGGGGCGAAGCACGCGAGCAAACTCCCTCAATGCCGACCTGTAATTCGGCACATGCTCCAAAACATCGAACGAGCAGACCGCGTCGAAGGCGGCCGACGCAAAGGATAGAGCTGTGACATCCTGGATCGGGACTTGGCCCAAGTTACCGCCGCTTGGGACCGAAGCGTCAAACTCACTTCCGATCACGTCGAACCGTTCCGACAGCCAGCGGAAAACCGGCGTCACGAACTCGGTGGCGTAAACATGTGTCCGCTGGGGAAGGGCCGCCTTCACGACCTCCAACGTGAGCCGGGTCCGGCTGTTGAATCCGCAGTCTTTGCAGACCTGGCGTTCGCGCCAGTTCGGCGCAGCGCGATTTGTGTGCAGATAATCAGTCCAGAACGCCGAGCGCCGATCGCAAACATTGCACCACCCTTCGGCAAGCCATCCTGAAGATGGCTCTCCGACATAGAGAGCGTCGCTAATAGAGACGGCCGAGCGCAAGAAGTTCGGCGCCCGCGCCAGCCAGTCGTCGTATTCACGGAACGAGTAGATCACCGCATCCTCCCTGAGTATTCTCACCTGCGGCGCATGCGAACACAACCTCCACTTCCGCACACATCACTAACCGCCGGTTTCCGGGCTCTTTTCGCAGCCTATCGCCATGCAAGGCAACACGGAGGAACCGATCTATGCCGTCGCCAGCGCAGCGACGCTCGTTCTGGCAAAATCGGGCGGCGCGACGATTGTCGCCAACGGCGTCGACCTGTTCTTCAGTGGTGAATACGAGGCCGCGTCGTGAAGCGGATAGCGGTCGAACACGCGGTCGTAGCCCTCGGCGTCGCCCTTATCGGCCTGGTGATCGGGCGCGTGGAAGCGCAGGCGTTCGACGGTGAACCTGTCGGGCAGCGTGGGCGCGAGCTGGCGATCGTTCAGCAGCAACACGAGACGGTAGTCGGTGTCGATGCCGTCCAGGGCGGCGGCCAGCTTGTACATCGCCGTGTCGGTCAAGTCTCGGTTGTAGGGTTTGAGCAGATAGAGGCGCCGACCCTCGGGTGCGAGGAAGCGGCGGCCCAATGCGGTCATCTTCGCGCGCTCGCCAGCGACGTCATCGGTCGCGTGAAACTCGAAACCGTTCAGGCCGTCGCGCAACATGGCGACGTTCGCTCCGGGACCGGTGCAGCCGTCCAGCATGATGGCTTGAAAGCGGCGGCGGATCAGGCGGCAGATTGCGTCAACGTCCGCCACGCGCCAGTTGAAGAAGCCTGAAGGCGCGTCACCCAAGCGACGCCGCATCTGGAACGCGACCTCGCAGTTGAACCCCAGCGATACGTAATTGTCGAACATGTCGCGACCTCCTTACCGACTAGAGCAAGTGCCGATGGGCTTCAGCGTAGCCGTCGTAGTGAGATGTCACGGCTGGCGGCAGGAAAAAATCGTCGAGACCTAGCGCCCGTTTGAACTCGCGCATTTGTTCGATCTTCGTCGTCTGGGGCAAATGCGTGAAATGCGCCAGAAAGTGCTGCCCCTGCCATTGGAAGTGATATGGCCGAGTGTTGAACCGCTCGTACTCAACGATTTGCACGCCAGCTGCAAATAGAGGGTTGGTTTTGATCTGATAAACTAAGGCATCTTGGTCACCGCCTGTGAACATACCTACAGCGGCCGGATCCCACCAATCCTCAACCAAAGCTAGATCGGTGGCCTGCGCCGCCTCTATGAGCGCCCGACCGCGCACGCAGTTTCGAATAAAGAAGTTGCCTGAGGACAGCGCGGTCCAGCCGCCTTGAGGATTGACGGGACTGACGCAGAATACCGCGAATGTTTCGGCATCCTCCATCTCCGGAACGACATCCGAAAAGGGCCGGTCGAGTTGGGTGAAAGCGGCGTCATCATCGATCCAGAACAACCATGTTGTGTGGGGCAGGGCATCCGCGATGGCCGCCAGCTTGTGGAAATAGACATTGGCGCGTCCCCGCCGAGGACTGATGTCGAACCGGTAGGCATAGTCGTGCCGGTCAGCGTACGCGCGATGATTGATCATCGTTGGAAAGCGTAGTCGATCACAGCCGCTCAGGATCATCATCTGGCTCATAGTTTAAGCCTACGATTTCTCTTTGTGTGTGACCATCTGCGAGCACCGCAGAAAGGTGCCTGCGCAATCCAAAGCCGCCCAACGGCTGTTCCCCCACGGCCTGACTATTGGAGGGGCGGATGTTCGACCCGCGTGAACTGCCCTGGTTCTGGGGCCTGTGTGGCGGCCTGATCGCGGGCGGCCTGGGCATGATCCCGGCCTATGGGTCAAAGGGCGCCACACGCGAGGCCAGGGTGCGCGCCTGGCTGTCGCTGGCCATCGGCGTGTTCGCCGGGCCGGTGGCGGCCGAGGCGGCGACCTCGACCATCGTCACCCTGGTCAAGGTGCTGGACTTCCGTGTCGCGGCGCTGGCCATCGGCTGGATGGCGGCGAACGATCCGCGCGGCTTCTTCAATCTGGTGGGGCGCATCATCAAGGCCGGCCTTCGGGCCGCCGTCGAAAGCAAGGAGGCGTCGTCATGACGCATCACGCATGGGTCGTTCTGACAGGGATGCTGTTCCTGTCGGCAGGCGGGGTGATGACCGTGGTGTTCCGGCTGCTCGGGCCCACCTATCACACCCGGATCTCGGGCAGCTTGTTCCTGCGATCCGTCGTCTTCCTGATCGCCGTTTTCCTGATGGTGCGCGGGGCGACGACCGTGTTCCCCGGCCGGCTGATCAAGGTCGAGCATATGTCGCCCCTGCTGCCGTTGGGCGCCCTGTGTTCGCTGGCCTTCGCCCTCATCGTCCTGGACTTCGTGCAGCGCGACCGCAGCCCGCCGCCCTGGAGCGTGTCGGTGATCCGGCTGTTCACCCTGGCCCGAAAGGAGCGATGGGCGACAGCGGCGGCGATGGCCCTGCCGCCTGCCGGATTGTTGGACCGACCGGTGTCGGATCAGCCGCAGACGCGCATCAGGGTCGCTATCATCAGCACAGCTCTGATCGTGGTCGCAGCCGCTGCCCTGACCATCGCTTACAACGGGCTGGCGGGGTGACGAACCGGGTTCGCCCTTACCCCGCGATCAACCGGGTCAGCCAGTAGACCCCGCCAGCGATCAATACCCATAGGGCGAGGCTGGCGCCGACCATGAAGACCAGCCGGACGCGCGGCGACCAGCGCTTCTCTGGCGTGCCCCATAGCGGGCTTCCGTTGTCGTGCTTCATCGGCATGGCCGAGACCTAAGCACATGCGAACGCAGTCCGCATCCCACCCCCTACAATCTGGAGACTGACCATGGCCTTCCGCCTATCCCAGCGGTCGTTGACCGCGCTTGTCGACGTGCATCCCGACCTCGTGCGCGTGGTGAAGCGCGCCATCGAGATCACCGAGCAGGATTTCCTCGTCGTCCAAGGGCGACGGACCAAGGAGGAAGCCTGGGAGAACTGGGGCAAGGGCCGCACGCTGGCGCAATGTCGCGCCGCCGGTGTGCCGGATCGCTACGCCCGGCCGGGCCTGGCCAAAGTCACCTTCCTGAAGAACCCGCTGTCCAGCAACCATTTGGTCAAGGCGGATGGCCACGGCCATGCCGTCGATCTGTCTCCCTACCCGGTCGATTACGAAGGCCCGGCGAAGTTCCCGAAGCACGACGCCATCGCCAAGGCCATGAAGGCGGCGGCGACCGAACTGGGGGTCAAGATCGCCTGGGGCGGCGACTGGAAGACGACGAAAGACCGGCCGCACTTCGAGTTGGTCCGATGATCCCGGCGAAGATCGAATATTCCATCGGCAAGACCCGTCACAACCAGCCGCTTCGTCTTGTGAAGGCCCGAACCTATGACGGCGCGGTCGAATGGACGCTCCATCGTGACGAAGCCAACCAGCGCGACGAGAGGGCTTTCATCGCGGGGCTGTCAGACGAGGTGATCTTGGCCATGGCTGAAGCCGTGATGCAGGAGAAAAGCCGATGATCTGGCGGACCTTCACCCCAACCGGCTGGCTGATCGTCGCCATCATCACCGCCTTCGTCCTGACCGGCGCCTATTGCTCATACAGGGGCGCACAGGGCGAACGGGACCGTCAGGCGGTCCAGACACAGAAGACCGAGGCGAAGGCGTCAGGCGCGCGGGAAACAGCCGCTGTCGAGCGCCAGACCGAAACCACCACCATCCGCAACCGGCAAGAGGAGAGAGACCATGCCGCTGAAGCGATTCCTGACAGCCTCCCTGATGATCGCGAGCTTAGGCGCCGCTGTCGCCAGTTGCGCGAAGCCGGTCGCCGCCTTCCCGCCTGCGACGGACTTGATCGTCCAGCCCAAGCCGGTCCCGCCTGACGACGTGCTGACCAGCCGGATCGCGGGCGAGCGTTACGACAACGCCGTGGAAGCCTGGGGCGAAGAAGGCTGGGCTGTTGTCGGGCGCCTGTGCCGGTTCTTCGACGCCATGGGGATGGAGCGGCTGAATTGTCCGCCGCCCGTGCCGCCTCGGCCGGGGTAGGCGATTTCTTTGCAGATCGTGCAAACAAATCCCGATTTGCAGAAACTGCAAATCAGCGTCGAGCCTCGGCTCCGCTATCGAGGCCGCTCCGGGAGACCGGGACGGCTTTCGTTTTATTCCGCTCACAGGAACCGATGGTCACTGCTGGAGTTAACCGCAGCAGAGCCGGCTTATGAGGGTGGTGGCCCGGCAATATGCGCCACCCCGCTCGGTGGGCGGTCTATTACGTTCCCTGGGTGAAACCGCCCCCCTTGATCGCCCTCGGTTCACGCCGGGGGCGTTTTGCTTTGCCCGCCCGGTATCAGACAGCCGTTACCCCGCGCCTGATCGTAATAGTCCGAGATCGAGAACCTGACCTGTAGGGCGGCGCCCTTCGACCCGCAGGCCTTGCAGACCAAGTGATGCGCGACGAGCGGTAGAGACATCGACGTGTCCAGCCCGCGCGCCGTCTCGGCTGGCACATAGCCCGTGCGGCCGCAGTTGCAGAACACGTCCAGGCCAATGCCGTCTTCGACCCACGTGGAGATCGGCAGCATGGTCAGGCCTTCAGCGGATAGACGTTGTCGGCGCGGGTGACGCCCATGCAGTGGTCGGCCCACGTCTCCATCAGCGGACGGCGCTTCTCGACGGCGGAACCCCGACGATAGGCGCGCTCGACGGCAGAACCGACCTGATGGGCCAGCGCCTCTTCGAGCAGTTCGCGCGGATAGTTGGTGCAGTCGCCGGCCCAATCACGAAATGCAGACCGGAAGCCATGGGGGGTCGCGTCCTTGATCCCCATTTTTCGCATAACCATCGCCAGAGCCATGTCGGACAGCGGACCTTTTAGGCCGGGGAAGATCAGGCCCTGGCGTACGTCAGCGTCGATCGCGGTCAGCACGCCAACGGCAGCGGAGGAAAGCGGGACGCGATGCTCTCGGCCAGCCTTCATGCGCTCGGCCGGGATGATCCACGTCGTGCCTTTAATCTCGTCCCAGGTCGCCCCTCGCACCTCGCCGGATCTAGCGCCGGTCAGGACCAGGAACCTCAAAGCATCGGCGGATATGCTGTGGCGCCCGGATAGTTGCTCAAGAAAGGCCGGGACATCCTGATAGGCCATCGCGGCGTGGTGGCCCTGCTCCTTCCTGACCTTCGGCAGCATCCGCGCCATATGGCCGCGCCAGCGCGCCGGGTTCTCGCCTTCCCGGAGGCCGCGCACCGTGGCGGCATCAAGGACCATCTCAATGCGGGACCGGACGCGGCGAGCCGTCTCCGGTTTTGTGGTCCAGATTTCGCGCAGAGCCTTCAGGACCATTTCGGTATCAACAGCGCTGACCTCGGCCTTCCAGATGGTGGCGGCGTGCTGGGTCAGGGACGCTTCCCATTGCGGGCGCTGCTTTGGGGACTTCCAGCCCTTCTCCAAACCGTCCATCAGATCGGCGGCGACGGCTGAAAAGGTGGTGTCCGGTTTCGGCGCATTCGCCTTGCGCCGCGCCTCGATAGGGTCGATCCCGGCTTTGATCTCGGCTCTCACCTTGTCAGCAGCGGCGCGGGCGTCGGTCAGCTTGACGCCCTCAAGGCTCCCAAGGCCCATCTCTCGGCGGCGTCCGGCTCGATAGAAGATATAGACCCAGCGGCGAGATCCGGTCTGATCGATCCGCAAATAGAGTCCGGCCCCATCCGCGAAGAGCCCAGGCTCGCGCATCCCCGGCACCTTCTTGCCGTTCAATCTGTTTACGTCGCGCGCCAT